GTTATATCTTATTGGGTATGTTTTTATTAATACCTATGTCAGCAAATGCAGATGATAACGAAGTATTTTTAGGTAACATAAGTGGTGACAATTTAGAACTAGATATACTACAAGCAGGTACTGATAATACAGTCACAGGTATAACAGAGTCAAGTCAATTTACAGGAGACGACAATACCTTACATATTATGCAAATAGGTACTGGAAATTTGTTTGAAGGTAATTGGACTAGTGGCGGCCTTAATACTTTAAAAGTATTCCAAGGTGGTGGCGGTAATGATAATTTTGTTAGGTTAACAGGGTTTGGAACAAACAATACTGGACTTGTACTACAAGGTATGCACTCGGACGGAACTATTGACGCAGATGAAACAGGCTCCCACGAAGCATATTGGACAGTAACAGGCGACTACAATGAGTTTTCCAGTTTTCAAACAGACACTAACCGAGGCAATGGAAGTGGAGATAGTCATCACTTAGCACATATAATTGATGGTGACTACAATGATGTTTGGCATAGGCAAAGAGGCAAAGCAGGACACGACGGTTTTATAGAAATCACAGGCGATTACAACGATGTAATTTTAGACCAAAAAGGCAGTGGTGGTAAAAAATGGGCAGATGTCGTTTTAGATGGCAATGGACATAATATTGATATAAATCAACGTGGTACAAATTATGCATCAGCGGCAGTTGATTTAACATTTGGTACAGGTGCTTACACATTTGATTTATCACAGAATGTCTCATCAGCAACAGCAACATACTCACTTACCGGTATATGTAATAACTCAGGAGGCTGTTCAGTTACAGTGAATCAGAATAACTAATGCAAAGTTTAGACAGTTTAGGAAATCCAATACCCATTGAAGTAGACTATTTTGAATGCCCTGAAACTATGGTGTGTCTTACTGAAGAGACATTTAATGAAATGCTGGAACCATACGATATGGAATACAGCACAGAAACACTTGCACTTGAACCCAAAGGCGATGCAGAAGCAGTATTAGACTTCACAACTACATTATTATTTTTAGATTTTTGGACTATTGCCTATCTGGCAATACCTCTCACTATATTTGCAGTATATGGATTAAGTATATATGCAGGCTTTAAATGGATTCAAACTAAAATAAGCAAATAATTAGTTGACACGCCGCAGTTTTTTTGCTATAATATTTTTGAACTATGAAACATATGATCAAATGGCTGAAGATAACAGCCGGTATAAACTTATATCTATCCGTTATAATGACGTTTGTGTTTTTAACACTACTGTTTGCAATAGTATCCGACTATAATTTAACTAATGCAGACGAATATGTTAGGTTCTTAATAAAAGAAGAAATGCAAAAAGACCCTAATGGAAATAACTAATTACACAAACAGTCTTAAGATTTATTTTCTTGCTTTTGTAAGTGTACACATAATTGCATTCGGTGTGTTCTTCCCATTAATAGCATTTTTAATATTTTGTATATTAATGCCTTTTCTTTGGATTACTACAATCTATATGATAATGTATAATTATTGCAGACAAGAAGGTATAGACTGGCCCTATACAGAAGGTAACCCAGTTTTACTAGATGTACATTTAACTCCATTCTATTACTTAAATGATTACGACCCATTTATAGATTACTTTGATTATGACCCACGTTACTAAGTACACAAACAGTTTGAGAAACTATGCTATTGCTGTAGCAAGTGTTCACGCAGTAGCATTAGGTTGGTTATATCCAAATGTACTAATGCTTATAGTTGTTCCACCAATAATATTCTATTTGCTTTTCTTATATTGCGAATTAATGTATGAAATTGACGAAGGAACTAGATTAAGATTACTAAAAGCAATTCGTGAAGCAGACGACCCAATCACAAAAGATGTACTAACTTGGGAACTGATATTACACGAAGAACATACTATATTTGGAAACAATTCAAATGATAGGTTAGGTTTTTAATTTAATGATAAATATATTATGTTATAATAACAGATTGTTTTATAACACTTATATATAAGGAGAAAATATGAACAATTTAAAAAATGCGTTCTTAGGTATATTCTTTGTAATGTTTGCTCAAGGTTGTGCTACAGTTGGTACCGTAATCGATGGCGGACAAAAACTAGCCACAGATACACTTGATACTGTAACAGGTACAGCAAGTGGTATCGTTGGTTCAGTTGCAAATGATGTCGGTAGTGTAGTTCAAACTACAGCAGAAGTTGGAGTTGGATTAGTCCAAACTGCGGCTGATACCGGTGCAGGATTAGTACAAGTTGTTGCTGACGAAGTCAACAATCAAACTGATGCTTTACAAGAAGAAGAACCAAAAGAAGAGCCAAAAAAGTAACTAGCTCATTCTTTAAACCTTTTAAGTTTTTAAAACAGAACGAAAAACAAAAAGGTATAGACTCACCCTCGAAAGAGAGTGAGCAGGTAACTGAAGAGGATATTAAAGAACTTATATTGCAAAATAAAGTTCTAAAAGAGTTATTGAAAGATAAACTTTTAGAAGATGCAATTAAAGAATATTGCTCCAAGGTACCTGAAGACTGTGAATAGATTACTTTTCATCATAACATTAACATTTCCTCTGTTTTTAACGGCAGAGGAAATTGTTCTTAGTCCATCATACTTACCGGAAGGTAGTGTATTGGACCTTACCTATAATCCCCCACTAGATCCTTATTACTGTGATAATAATCCTGAACTTTGTAAAGTAATAGAAACTAGTGACATTCCAAAGTTTGATATGACTCCACGTGCTACTAATGGACAATGGATAGCATTTTGGACGTTTCAGTTATTAGATGTATATTCAACATCACGAGCATTAAAGTACGATTGTGTAACAGAAATAAATCCGTTGTTTACAGAATCGCCTAGTGATGCTAGATTGGTACTTACAAAAACACTTTTACTGGTACCTGGCTTAATGTACAACGATTACTGGAAAGAAGTCACACCTAACGAACTTAATGACACTAATATGGTGTACTCAATAGTTGTTGCAAATAACTTTAGATTACTTAACAAAGCCAAGCAGTATTGCAATAAAATACGATAAATATTGATATGAAATGGTTATACAGCGGGTACGCAGTAGCAGTATCTATAGCATTGTTACTCGCATTAAGGGTATTCGATCCTACGCCTTTACAAAGCCTACGTGGTCAAGTATTTGACAGTTACCAACAATTAGATGAAGTAGTACAAAGTGATGACGTTGTATTAATAAACATTGGCGAAAAAAGTTTAGCAAAATACGGACAGTATCCTTTCCCTAGACAATACTATGCTCAAATGGTAGTAGACGTTGCTATGAAAAATGGCGGTGTTATGGGTTGGACAATAATGTTTCCAGAAGCAGATAGGTTTCAGGGAGATGAAAGTTTTGCAGGTATGATGAATCAGAACGTTATGAATGTTCCTGGTGCAAGAAAGAATCCTGTAAACTATAATGTATTAAGCCAAACACCAAGTGTAAAGGGTATAAAGTCAACAGGACCACATATAGGCACAGGCACAATAGGGCCTGTTCCAGCAAAAGATTATTTGCTTACTTGGCCCAACTTAGTTACTAATGTAGACAAGTTAGAATCAGCAAGTAATGGTAAAGGAGTAAATGCTTCAGCACCACAACCAGATAATCAAACAAGAACATATCCATTAGCAATTACAGTAGGTGATAAAATATATCCTAGTTTTGCTGTAGAAATGTTAAGGGTAAAAACAGGCAAACCTAGTTACATAATTAAAACATCAGAAATAGGAATACAGGAAGTTGCTGTTCCCCCATTTGACCCGATAGTAACGCAACCAAACGGAACAGCATATATAAGATTTAATAATGAATTTACTGAAATTGAATATGAGGGTGCAGAAAGCATTCCAGACTTAGCAGGTAAATTTGTTATAGTAGGTGTTACAGCAGAAGGTATTGCTAACCCTGTGCCTACACCTAAAGGAAACTTATATCCTCAACAGATACAAGCACACATGCTACAGAACTTTATAGATGGTAGTAATATAACAAGGAGTCAGTTAAGTGCTGTCATAGAGCTTCTAGTAGGGTTACTGACTATGGTTCTTGTTGCTTTAGCAGTATATAGATTACCATTGCTTTTAACAGCACCTATGGCTTTAGCAGTATTAGGTGGTATAGCATACTTTAGTGTTTACAAATATACTAGTAGTTTGGTATTATTAGATGCAACTTTCCCTGTATTAAGTGGATTTTTAGTATTTACACAGGCGGCATTTAATAACTTTTACAAGCAGTTTAAATTACGTGAACAAATTAAGAAACAATTCGAACATTACCTTGCTCCAGCAATGGTTAAAAAATTACAGAAAGATCCAAGTTTATTACGTTTAGGTGGAGATACAAAAACAATGACATATCTATTTTCAGATATTAGAGGTTTCACACCGATATCAGAACAGTTTAAAACAGATCCACAAGGTTTAGGTAAACTTATAAACAGATATATGACACCAATGACTGACCTCGTTATGCAGAAAGAGGGAACAATAGACAAATACATAGGTGATGCCTTAATGGCAATTTGGGGAGCACCACTTGATATAGAAAATCATGCTCAGTTGGCAATAGAAACAGCACAAGAAATGGAAGTAGAATTAGCAAAATTAAACAAAGAACTAAAAGCAGACGGACTTATGGAGTTAGGTGTTGGTATAGGCATAAACACAGGTGATGCAGTAGTAGGTAACATGGGCTCAGATCAACGATTCGATTATACAGTATTAGGCGATAGTGTAAATTTAGCGGCACGTTTAGAAGCACAAACAAAAGAGTATGGTGTATTCTTTATGTTTACTGAACACACTCTTAAGGAAATTACAGCACCTGAAAATTTAGTGATGTTAGATAAAATTGCTGTAAAAGGACAAACAGCACCAGTTACAATTTATACTATTTTAAAAGATCATAAAGAAGCAAGAGTTATTAACAGAATGGTAGATGCATATCAAAACAGAGAATGGAGTACAGTTGCACATCAAATAGAAATTATTAATCAGCATAACTGGAATTCTGTATTAGCAGAATTATATGGTCAAAGAATTAAACAGCCTATGCCTAAAGGCGAATGGGACGGAGTTGAACGTAAAACAACTAAATAGTAGTATGAAAAACTTTTTACACAACATAGTACAGAAAGGCAAATCTGCTTTAATATGGTTAGGCCAATTGGCTTATAAAATCTATAAAGCAATAGTTAAATTTATTTTTAAACTCCTTTACGAAGAATACGAATTGACAGTTTGGTATCTTAAAGACTCAGTCAGAGATAAAGACGGTAACATAACAACTACAAGATCACATAAAAGATATCTTTTAAAGAAAATTTCTAAGAAAACTCCTAAACATATCAAAGGAAAAGATATGGAAGGAAGAGCATTTGAAATTAGAACTGTAGAACCTTTTGATTATCAGATAAGAAAAATTTATTAATTATTCGTCTGGAGACCAATCTTTTAAATTTCTAAAAAACATATAATAGTGTCTAAAATCTTTCAGTTGTTGTTTAGCATGGAATAGTTCTAAAGGCACACCTTCTCCATGATTAACTAATGGGAAATAATATCTTTTAATTATTCTTTCTAAATTTCTTACATCTTTACCTAATGCATCTAGTATAATATTGTTGTATTCATAATCAGTTACCAAGTCTACTAACCAATAATGAAAAGGATGTTCTGGATTAAATCTTCTTATAACTTCTCTAGATTGATAATACATTGCTCTTACAGGATTCATGCCTGGTCTGTATAGATTCATTATTTCCTTAAACCTAAAACTTTCATGTTCTGTAGCCTTATGATTAACAAATCTAGCATAATCATTTTTCATTGCTTTTTTTAGGGATTCGAAATTTTCTCCAATATTCTGGTGATACTCTTTATAGAGTTTATCAAATATTTTTTGGTATTTTGTCGGTAACTTCTCGTAGTATACATCTTGAATTTCTTGTAATTCAATAGCACCCTCTAATAATGTATGTGGAATAGTTGTAGTTCGTTGGAACTTGTCGAGTTCTGTAGTTATCCGCAAAACAACAAAATCGATAATTTCGCCTTTGCTCATACTTATATTTATTCAGAATGAATTTTTAATATAGTATGCAGTTTTTCTGTACCTTTGTTATAAGATAATGTAACTTTGGCACCATTATGTAGAGGTTTTGGCCACTGCCCAATATTGACCCAGGCATAACCGGCACTTTCACCATTTATTTTTGGGGGCATAAATTCTTCTTCTACTACATATACAAAACTATAGTAATAAAATTTTTTATCTTTGCTTTGGTAGACATCTAAAGGATTTAATTTTTGCAGTTCTGGAACGAACCCTATCTCTTCTTCAAGTTCTCGTTGTATACATTCGTAAGGAGTTTCTCCCCTTTCAATTATACCTCCCCAAAATCCCCAGGTATGATTGAATCGTTTGTTGCCTTCTCGTAATTGCAACATACATCTTCCTGTGTCTTTGGCAAGGAATAAAACTCCTGCCGCCGTTGTGTTCATTATAAACTAAGTCTCCAAAATCCTGGATTGTATTCTCCTTCATAACTACTTATCCAGGCCTTGCCTGTCCATTTGTATTGTTTGGAAGTAAAAGAGTTATTTAGATAATGAATATCACTACTACTGGCACTAGCATCAAATACTACAGTCCATGCAGAACCGTTGTATTGAATTATGTCGTTTGCCCCGGCATCTATGTCCCAATTAGGGTATCCTGATTTTGTAATTTCCTCTGTAATTAAATATCTTTGTCCGTTAGAGGCGGCCGCTAGAGTACCGTCTCCAGGGAAGTTTGCTCTAGGATCTATAATTTTATCCACTGCAGAAAGTGTATTGGTAGGCAATGTATCTGTATCTAAATTAAAAATTAATGAAGCATCATTAGTTGGATTTTTAGTTACAGTACCATATACCAAATTTAATAAATTTTCTGAGTCACCGCTTATATTTAATTTTAATAAACTTGTAGATCTTATTTCTCCAAGTTGTTCTATAATACTAGACCACTTTACTTCAGTGCCATCTTGTTCTACTAATGTAGCAGTAGAACCTATTACTTGTACTTTGTAATCACCTGGTGTAGTAACAATCTCAAATGATTCTTCTATACTACCAAAGAAGTCTTGATAATCTTGGCTGTAACCTAATTCTGAGATATCAGATACTGAATGTACATTGTTTATGATCTCTTGAATAATTGTTTGTCTTTTTACTTTAGCAGGAGGACTAATCCAAATAGGAAGTGCAAACGTTAAAGTTGAGATATCTAAGTTTTCATCTACACCTGCAGGAATACCTCTACTACTCCAAGCAATATCTGTTAGTTCTACTTCAAATACACTGGTCCAATCTAAAGGGTTACTATTGGATTGTAATTGTATGCTTGGATTAAACAATACAAATATTTGTTCTAATACTTGTAATTTAGTATCAGTATTAGTTGTCCAAAGATCTACATTAATTGTTAAATTATATGGTACAGGCATATACCTTTGTGTTGAGTATAAGTTGCCTTGTTCAGAAGAATAAGTTCCTGTTTCTTTATCAAATTCTCTTTCTGCTATCTGATTTGTATCTACAAAGAAAGGTTCTGCTATTCTATCTCTTGCTGGTTGTATACTTTGTATTGTAACACTTATAAAAGGAGCACTATTAATTACGTTTTCAGAATTATTACGCAATATATTTGCTACCATTCTACTAGCATCACCGTATCTTGCCGGTACACGATTATAACTTACGCCGTCTTTTGTAAATTCTCTAACTTTAAAGTTTGAAAAAATTCTAATAACTTGCAGTAAATAACGTTTTATCTGCTCGTCATACCAGTAATCTAAATTCTTACCTGCCATTAGTTGTCCGTCCTAGGTTTAATGACTTTACTTAAATTTGTTTTTTCGTTAGCATCAGTGCCATCACTTTCACTAGTTATATTGTCATTATTAATAAACGTAGCAAGTATTCTGTTTGCCGCAGACCAAGCCTTTCTTCCGTCTGTGCCAACGTTTAACCAACGTGTTCCAGATTTTTTAAATAATCTATTTGGTGAGAAGTCTGTTCTTAAGAAATAATCACCATCTGTAGTTCCACTTGTTGGGAATGTTTCTCCACTACCAACTAAACTAAGTCCATTTACAGGTGTTCCATCAGCACCACCAAAGTCTATACTTGGCTTATCAGGTACAGTTTCATCAAAATATAAATGTGTAGTATTTCTAAATTGAGGATCGAAAGGTACGTCTTTTTCTGCCTGTTCTAAAAGTTTATCATTTATATTAATATCATTTGCGTATGTACTAATTAAATTTCTTAAATCTTCTTCCTCTTCGCCAGTACCAAGAATATCTCTGTATTCTTGTGAGTCTGTAATTGGGCCTAATTTTACTCTCCAAAGATGTGGCCACCAACGTGGGTCATATCCTTCTGCAGGCCTACTAGCATCTGTAACTACATAATATCTGTTGATTGCTTCTTCGCTACCTAATAATAAGTCGTCTCTTAAATGTGGTAATTCTAATACATCACCTGCCATTAATTTTCTACCAACTGCTTCTACCATGCTTTCTATATGGAAATTCATAAACAAAGTATCGTTTGCTAAAAACATACCAAATTGTGTTAAGTCAAATGCATCGTTATCGCCAATGTTGTATTGTCCACGTAATTCGTAAATGTCTTTATCGTACTTTCTATCTCTATTTTCTAAAAATAACAAATCTTGTATAAAAACTTCTGAATCATTTGCCGCACTACTAGGTCTTGTAGGGTCTCCTTCATCTGGAGTTGTATGTACACCTAAGTATTTGTGTATATGTACACCGGTACCACCGGCATAAAGGTGCTCTCCGACAATTCTGTCAGTGAAGTTGTAGTCATTTGTTTTGACTGGGTTCCATAAACTTAATTTAGGCATACTACTATTTATCGCCTTTACAAATCCTATCGTAATACAATTAACTACATATTTAATTGCGATAAATATCTAAAACGGAAAGGTGGCTGAGTGGCTTAAAGCACTTCCCTGCTAAGGAAGAGTACGGGTAACTGTACCGAGAGTTCGAATCTCTCCCTTTCCGCCAGGAAAAATTATGAGAAATATTAATATATTTTATTTAGAAGATGGGTTTCAGTTTACTAAAGAAACTATAGAACAACATACGGCAAAAGGTTGGACAGGACGTGAGCCCTTGCCGTTGCATGTACTCACACAAATAGAATTAGAGCAGAACTATAATCCATTTAAGGAAATGTTTGACATAAACATTATTAATAATGGTGACATATCGAAATGTGATTCACAAGATATCACACTTGTTCCAATAGATATACAAAGTTTTCCTATAACAATAGAAAATCGTAAGAATTATTACTTGTCTCCTTTTGGAGAAGAAGTAGATAAAGTAGTACAGAAAATTCTTTCTTTAAACTTACCAAATTTAGTTTTATTGTTTTATTCTAGTACTGAGCCTTATTTCTTTGATGCAAATATATACCTTGCAGAGTTAGGTTCTAATAATCCAAATATAAAAATTATATTAAGTGGGTCAGGAGAGACTGAAGATTATTTTGGGCACTATACTAATTATACAGCAAAACTTCGTAATGTACATAAAATACACAAACTTTGGTATTTTGATCGAGTACATTATATGACATTCTTATCACAAGATGAAGAATTTAATAAAGTCCATTTAGAAATGGATAGAAAAATGACTGATAGAGAAAAGAAACTGTACCACATAGTACCTAATAAATTTTTGTGTACACTAAGAAATTGTCGTTCTCATAGATTGCTTTTTTCTACTCTATTAGAAAATAGTGCTATAGGATTAGATGATATAACATATGGCAGATTCTATAGTTTAAGACCTACAGATTTAATGAAAATTGCCGGCAACGAAAACACTAAAGATGAATATCCATATCATATAGAACTTATTTCAACTAGTCTTAATCAATTATTAAACAAAGAAGATTTAGATGATAGTTTAACAAGAGATGTAATGGACAATCTTATGAGCCGCCCACATATAATCGATATGAAGAATATAGACGATAGAGGTATTCCCGGCCCTTGGTTATATGAAGACTGTGATATTGTAATCACTCCAGGCGGAGAACCTTACGGATATGGTTATGTAGACGAAAAGCAATTAATACCTATGGCATTTAAAAAGCCTTTTATAACATTTGGCTGTAAGGGAATTTACGAAGAATTAAAAAATATAGATTTCAAAACTTTTGATGATTGTTGGCCTGTAAATTTTAATGAAGCAGATACTTTATTAGAAAGAGTACAAGGCTTCTTTACTGTTTTTGAATATATAAGAAATTTAAGTCCTTCTGCATATCAAGAACTATTAGAAAAGACAAAGGATAGTGTAGAGTTTAATTATAACCATTTAGTAGATGGTACATTTAGAAGAAAAAGTAATGAAAACTTTTTTCAGGAGATTTATAATGCCTGCAGTTAGAGGAGCAAGACCTGTTAGAAATAAAGAAATTCAGGATTTTCATTGGCACTTAGATAAAAATGATTTAAAAAATGTAACACTTTCAGAATACGAAAAAGTTTGGAGAGAATGGATTAATTATTCTAATACAAAATCTCTACAAGGTTTAGAAAATTTTACTCATGTAGATTATACACAAGGAACAAGCCAAACATTTGATCAGTTTATTTTAAGGCATAGTAAAGACAGAGAAATAATTGTTTTAAGCGGAGACTTCCAATATCATGCTTGTTTAGGAAAGCACGTTGAATTTAAATATGTAGACTATCCTCACTATTTAGAAGGCACACTACAAGGTCCAGGCTTACATGCTTTACTTATAAGTGCACCATTTAGTGACTTTGGTGTTATACATCCTGACTTTGAAGAATTAATGAGAATATGTAATGTAATGGATATACCTGTATGTTTGGATTTAGCATATTGGGGTATTAGTAAGCATGTTCATATAAATTTAAATGATTTCCCTGCTATTAAAGAAGTCACATGTAGTCTAAGTAAGCCATTTTTTACACTGGAAAATCACAGAGTAGGCGTACGATTTACAAGAGATTATGTAGATGATGGTGTAAGTATGCTTAATGAAGTAAAAATGCAAAATAATTATAGTATGGCATTAGGTGTAGAATATATGCGTAATTTTTCTCCTGATTATAATTGGGAAAAATATAGAGATTTATACGAAACAATATGTTCTAATGAAGAATTAGTTTGGACAGATACTATGATTTTTGGATTAGGAGATGATATAAGACATGCAGAATATAATAGAGGTGTGTCTGGTAACTATAGAGTCTGTATTTCGGACTGGCTAGGTGATTGTTAAATAAATAGTAGCATATAATAACTACACCCAGGAGACACATAAATGATAGTTAATTCTCACAACGATTGGGACCCATTGGAAGAGATCATCGTTGGACATGCTCACCACAGCAGAATTGCAACTGATATATCCGCAAGAAGTTTCAGTTACGCAAACTTTCCAAAAGAAGACGTAGAAAAATTAGAAGGCACTTATCCGCAATGGGTAATTGACGAAGCAAATGAAGATGCAGATGGACTTGCAAAAGCATTAGAAGATTTAGGTGTAATAGTACACCGTCCTAAAATTATAGATTGGGATAAAAAGAATTACGACATAGGCCAAGGCTGGAATACAAAAGGCTGGTACAGTTGGTGTCCGAGAGATTTAATATTACCATTAGGCGATATGCTTATTGAAACTCCTACTCCTGTAAGAGCAAGATATTTTGAAACAAGATTATACGAAGACATTATGTATGAAGCATTTGAAGATGGTGCTTTATGGATGTCAGCACCAAAACCTAAGTTACATGATGACATGTACACATTTGAAGACATTGAAGACAAGCCAACGTTGTTAAACCATGAAATTTGTTTTGATGCACCAAACATTGTGAGAGTTGGTAAAGACTTGTTGTATCAAGTTAGCAATAGTGGTAACATGAAAGGCTACCAGTGGTTAAAAAGATTAGTTGAACCTATGGGTTACAAAATGCATTATAGTGAACTTTACAGTTTCGCACATTTTGATAGCACTATTGTTCCACTTAGACCAGGGCTAGTACTTATGAACAGCTCAAGGGTAACACCTGACAACTGTCCTGAAATGTTTAAAAAGTGGGATAAGATTTGGTTTGATGATTGTGTTGTACAAGGTAGTAAATTAGCAGACGAAGGCTACATGCCACCATGCTCACCATACATTGGTATGAACTTACTAAGTGTAGATCAAAATACTGTAATCTTAGACTCAGCACAAGAACCTCTAATGAGGGAACTTGACAAGTACGGTATAGATAGTGTACCTGTACAGTTTAGGCATTCTATGACGCTCTCTGGCGGCATACATTGTGCTACTTTAGATCTAAGACGTAAAGGAACTTTAGAGAGTTATTGTGATTAAATACGGGCATATAGATAACTTCGGTATCACACATGATCAGATGAGTCAATTAAACTTTGAAGATTACTTCCAATGTTATCAGCAAACACCTGCTGTAGAAAAGTATTATACAAAACATAATAGTAGTATATGGCAGATGTTTGAAACTTCCCCTCAATGGGTACATGATTTATCATTAAAAATACCTCAAGACTTTGATCACCATGTAGTAAGTGTAATTAATGTAGAGCCTGGGCAGACAATTCCACATCATGTTGATAAACATTTTAAATTAAAACAAGAACATGGTGAAGGCGAAAGTCATCGCTATCTAATATTTTTAGAAGATTGGAAACGTGGACACTATTATGAAGTACATGATCAGCCTTTTGTAAAATGGAGAGCAGGTGATTGGGTAAAGTTTGGTATAGATGATTGGCATATTGCAGGAAACATGGGAGAGGAGCCTTTTTATTCAGCACAAATAACGGTACTAAAAAATGTATAAAGGACATAAAGATATTTCATTTGTTACAGATGAAATGATTTATAGAGTTAAATTTACAGAACATACTAATACAGTTTATAGTGCAGGTTTTTGGGATAGTATGGGAGTAGCAGTACCTGATTATCCTTACGATGCACCTTGGGTACATCAAGTATTTGAAAGTGATTGTGATTATTGGGTGCATGAAGTTAAACACCAATTTGATGATGTATTAAAATATAGTGTTGCTACAGTAAATTGTATTAAACCTGGGAGGTTTATTGCACCACATACAGATACACTTTATAAAATTAAAGAACGAGTAAAGAAAGAAAAATTAAACATAAAAGGATTAGAACCTGTACGAATAAATTTATTTTTACAGGATAGGTTGATGGGTCATTATTTTGAAATGGAAAATGAATCTTGGATAGATTACAAAAAAGGAGATTTTACAGTAATAAAACCTAATGCAGAACATCTTGTTGCAAATTTAGGATACCAAAATAGATACACATTACAAGTTACAGGATTTGCAGAAAAAGGAACATTTTAAGGAATAAACATGAGAATATTTATAACAGGAGCAGACGGTTTTATAGGTCAGCACATGGTTGAACGATTAAAAGACAAACACGAACTAGAATTTTTAAAAGAAGATTTAAGAGACCATGCCAAGGTTGCCATGCAGATCTCAACTTTTGATCCTGAGATAATTGTTCATTTGGCGGCAAGAACAGAAGTACAGGACAGTTTTTATGAACAAATAACTTTTAGCGAAGTAAATTACGTTGGTACTGTAAATTTAATTGAAATTGCGGCAACACTACCTAATTTGAAAAATTTTGTATTTGCAAGTACAATGGAAGTATATGGTTGGCAACCTATAAGTGATTTGATTAGAGACGGAAAAGAAGAAGGAATAATTGCATTTAATGAAGCAACACCTCCGAATCCAAATGCCCCCTACGCCGTTGCAAAGTATGGCTGTGAAAAATACTTAGAGTATGCTCATAGAAGTTATGGATTACCTTTTACTGCTATTAGACAAACAAATGCATACGGTAGAAAGGACAATGACTTTTTTGTAACAGAACAAATTATTACACAAATGTTAAAAAATCCAGATGAGATTAACTTAGGATATGGCGAGCCATACAGAAACTTTATTTACATTGATGATTTATTAGATGCATGGGAAACAGTAATAACAAATCCTGATAAGTGTGCTGGTGAAATATTCTGTATAGGACCAGACAATGCAATTAAAATAAAGGACTATGTGCAACTCATTGCAGATAAACTTGAATGGAAAGGTCATGTAAATTGGAATACTAAACCTCCAAGACCAGGTGAAATTTATTTACTTAATAGTACTAATCATAAAATTACAACAAGATTAGGTTGGTTCCCTAAAGTAGAATTAAGTGAAGGACTAGATAGAACTATTGCTGTCTGGAAAGATGTTTTAGAAAATAATTTGCCACATAATCAGGACAGAAGATTTTCTAAAGGAAAATAATGTTTAACATTACTTTAGTTCAGCCTAATTTTCAGACTGGGCCTAAGCATCTTAATAGTTATTATTTGCCTTATAGTGTTGGTTCCTTATGGAGTTATTTACTACAACATTCTCAAATAGAAGAAAATTATCAAGTAGATAATTGGATATTTAGACGAGAAACATTACAAGATGTAGTAGATAGATGTAAAAATACAGATATAGTTTTTATAAGTTTATACATTTGGAATAAAAATTATTGCCTTATGTTAGGTAAAATTTTAAAAGAAGCCTATCCAAATATTAAAATTATTTTAGGCGGCCCTGAAGTACCTCATAGAAATCCAAATTTTTTAAAAGACAATGATTATATTGATTCTATAGTAATCGGAGAAGGCGAGTTAGCAGTATTAGATATACTTACTGCTTATTTAGATGAAAAACCCTTAGAGCAAGTGTATGAATACGAGAGGATAAAGGATTTAAACTTACCTAGTCCTTATACACTAGGATTGTTTGACGATCTTTTAAAACAACACCCAGATATAGAATGGGTTCCAACATTAGAAACAGATAGAGGATGCCCTTACAGTTGTACTTTTTGTGATTGGGGAAGTGCCACAGCAAGTAAAATGTATAAATTATATGACGATAGAATACTTGCAGATCTTCAATGGGTAGCAGATAATAAATTACCTTACCTAGCATTAACATCTAGTAATTTTGGAATCTTTAAGGATAGAGATTTGATGATAACAGATATGATTGTTAAAACAACTAAAGAAACAGGTTACCCAAAAGGCATTAGTGTAAGTTATGCAAAAAACAGTAATGATACTGTATTAGAAATTGTTAAAAAATTTATAGATGTGAATATACAAACAGGAATAACTTTGAGTTTACAAACAACAACTGAAGAAGTTTTAGAGAATATTAAACGTAAAAATATGAAAATTAATTCTATTGATGAAATCATAGGATCTGCAAAAGAAAAAAATGTTCCTGCCCTAACAGAATTAATATTAGGCATGCCAGGTGAAACTGTGGAATCATGGAAGTCTACTTTAGAACAAATATTAATAAATGAAATACCAACATTAGATGTTTACTTTTTACAACTATTAGTAAACTCTCCAATGTATGTAAAACAAATACAAGAATATGATTTAAAAACATTTTATGCATATGACTTTTTCTATGGTGTACAGAACGAAAAATTTGAATACGATAAAAAACATAAGATATCGGAATCTATAGAAGTTATAAAAAGCACAAATACAATATCAGAAAAAGAAATGGCAGATGTATCTTTGTTTACTGTTTTTGTATTAGGATTTCAAATGTTTGGATTATCAAATATTATGTCTACTCATTTAAATAAAACACAAGGATTGTCTTATATAAAGTTCTATGAAGGTCTATACGAATATCTTATTGAAAACGATACTAATATTAATATATGGCTAGAAAAGTTACAAAAGGGTTTTATAGATTGGAAAAAAACAGGTTATATGGATACAAACATAGATGGAGTACATATAGAAGGTTGGAAATTTTTCCATTCCTTAATGCCAATCATTCAACAGAATAATTTAGTATCACATTATATAGATCTTGTTGCAGATTATTCTAAACAATTTACAACATCTGATATTATAGAAGATTTTGTAAAAGTATCAAATTTACAAATTAAACAATTTGACTCACAAATACACGAATCTCTCCAGGTTACAGTCAAAAGTAACCTTTTTCCTGCAAATTTAATTATTTCTGATAGATACGGAGACTACTTGGCAGAAAAAGAAGAACACTTAGATATGCTCTTTTTTGGAAGACGTAGAGGATGGCACCTTAATAAAATAAGTCTTGACAAATAATTAAAGTTCTGTTAGACTAGTTTTTTTCGAGGAGTATTATGGAAACTTATATTTTATTTTTTATCTTTATTTTAATAAACTCATATTTTTCATTTAAAGCAGGTGAAAAATCAGGTAGGTTTATAGGAATGTTACATATTGTTCAGTTTTTTCAAACCAAAGGAGTATTAAAAGATAAAAAAGAAATAGTTGGGTTTAAAAATTGGCCAAGGGCTATACAGGTATTATACCTTGACCCAAGAGAAGAACTATTTGAGGATTAGACACATACATGGCACGAAGAAAAGCAGTTAGAAGCATTTACGTTACTAAAGAACCTGAATGGAAAACTATTAAATTAATTACAGAACCTTCAGAACAAGAAGAAGCATTTAAAAGTTGCGAGTATTTTGTTCGTACTGAAATAGCAAAAAAGAAATTAGTAGCCTCTTGTAAAAAATGGGTTAAAGATAATTCAGGTTGGACTAAAGAAGAAATTAAAACAGTATGCTCATGTCCAGACTGGAGTTTTTCTAGTGCTGGGATATCTACATATATATTTTATAAGATAGGCTTTATGCCAGAGCATGTAGAAAAACATTATCACGAAAGAAGAAAAGAAGAATGGTTAAAACGTGGCGAACAAACAATAGCAGAAAAACAAGTAAAAGCAGAAACAAGTCCTAAAAAAGTAATTAGCATTCAGGAAAGAATGAAAATGCAAGTAGAACATCTATGTGCTGATTGGGAATATAAATTAGACTGTTTTGTTGAGGGAAATATTACACTTAAAGAATTTGATCCCTACAAAGATATGTTATCGTATCAGCCTGAGATAAAGGCCGCACATGCAACTTTAATAAAGCAAGATTTCGAACCTGCATATAAAGAATCACTAGAAGTAAAAGAATGGACTGACCCAGACATAAAAGAAGGTTATGCACACTTTACACCTAAAATGAGAAAAGAGTTTGTTGAGTTTTTTGTAAAGATTAATACTGCATGTGATACAATTATAGAAACAAAAAAGACTACTAGAAAGGCTCGTAAACCTAGAGCAAGATCAAAAGAGTCTATTATAAAGAAATTAAAATTCCAATTAAATTGCCCAGACTTAGGTATTGCAAGTATACATCCTACAGACATAGTTCATGCAAATGAAATATGGATATACAATACTAAAACAAGGAAATTAGGTGTATACCATGCAATTAATAAAGATCCAAGAGGTATGGGTAGAGATGGATTAATGGTTAAAGGTACAACTATACAGGACTTTGATGAAGATTCTAGTATACAAAAGACACTTAGAAAACCTAAAGAACAAATTAATAATTGGACTGGTAAAGCAAAAACTAAATTTGCTAAGGCATTTGATGAATTAACAACTACAGGCATTAAAATGAACGGCAGAATGAACGATAATACTATAATACTACAAGCCTTTTAATGTGAAAATTGATAAATAGTACTATGCCAGTAGATCAAATAGGATATAACAACAGAGAAGAACTTGTAAACGAGTTACAATTACGTCTGGCAGACGGTATTGTAGACGTTGAATTAGATAGAGCACATTATGATATTGCTATAGACAAGTCACTTGCTTTGTATAGACAACTTAGTGCAGGTGCCGTAGAAGAAAGTGCCCTGTTTTTAACAACACAAGAAGGTGTAACGGAGTATACATTACCAGATGAAGTAATGGAAGTGCGTAGATTATACAGAAAAGGTGTTGGTACTAATAGCGGTGGCGGTACAAACTTCGATCCTTTTGATGTAGCATTTAATAATATGTACTTATTACAGGCAGGCCAAATGGGCGGATTAGCAGTATTCGATGCATTTAGTCAATATAAAGAAGTTTTAGGTAGAATATTTGGTAGTGAATATAATTTCTTATGGAATAGGAATACCAAACAACTTAAAATTTTAAGAAATGTAAGACACGAAGAAGAAATTGCTGTAGGCATTTATAATTTCATACCAGAAAGTATTTTGTTAAAAGACATATATGCCGCAAATTGGTTGGCCGCTTATGCTCTTGCTCAGTCTAAAATGATGTTAGGTGAGGCAAGAAGTAAATATGCTAGTGGACTTCCTGGTGCAGGCGGAAACATACAGTTAAATGGTGATGCATTGAAACAAGAAGCAATAGCAGAAATGGATAAAGGGCGAGAATCGTTATTCCAGAAGGAAGAAGGTAATGCCCCATTAGGATTTGTAATAGGATAATGTTAATAGGAATAACCGGTTTTATAGGCAGTGGCAAAGATACAGTAGCCAATATGTTTGTAGAACGTGGGTGTGTCCATGACAGTTTCGCCGCTCCCCTAAAAGATGTTTGCTCCAGTATTTTTGGTTGGGAAAGATCTATGCTTGAAGGGGATACTGTAGAAAGTAGAGAGTACAGAGAAACACCTGATATGTTTTGGACTAAAAAATTAGGCGTACCAAACTTTACTCCAAGGTTAGCATTACAACTATTAGGCACAGAAGTACTAAGAAATCATTTTGATCAAGATATTTGGTTAAATAGTTTAGAGTATAGAATAAGAAAACAGACACAAAACGCACCATGTACAGTAATTAGTGATGCTCGTTTTAGAAATGAGTTAGATTTAATTAAAAATATGGGCGGTGTGGTTATTTGGGTACAACGTGGAGACTTACCGGAATGGTTTGAAACAGCAAAGACGGCACACGAAAACGTTGTTAGTAGAAAAATCATGCAAACAAAATACAGAGATGTTCATGAGAGTGAATGGAATTGGGCAGGTTACCCAGTTGATTACATTATAGATAATAATGGAACCCTCGAAGATCTAGCCAAACAAGTTGAAAGCATCAGAGATTGGAAAACTGGTGAATTTAAACAACCTCTAAAATTAATATAATACCACATAATACCTTTTAAATTCCGTAAATACACTAAAATATTGTATTCTGATAAATACATATAAGATTAGATCTTAATATTAGGAGAACAATATGGCAACTTTAGTAAGTCCTGGTGTAAGTGTAACGACTACAGACGAAAGTTTTTACGCCCCCGCCGGTGCCGGTTCAGTCCCTTTGATTGTTATTGCAACAGCACAGGATAAGACAGCACCTGACGGTAGTGGTACAGCCGCTTTCACAACATCAGCAAACTCAAATAAACTTAAATTGATCACAAGTCAAAGAGAGTTATTACAGAACTATGGTAATCCAACATTCAAATCAAGTGGTTCTACACCTTTACATGGTGATGAACAAAATGAATATGGTTTACTTTCAGCCTATAGTTTCTTGGGCATAGCCAATAGAGCATACGTTTTAAGAGCAGATGTAGATTTAGGTGATTTATCATCAAGTGCAACAGCACCTACAAATAATCCTGCTAACGGTTCTTATTGGTTAGATACTTCAGCAACAAGTTGGGGTGTGTATGAATATGTTTCAAGTGCATGGGTAAAACAAACAGTAAAACAAACATCAGCATCAGATATAGATTCAGACGGTGTTACACCTAAATCAAGTTTTGGACAAGACGGCGAATACTGTGCCGTTTATCTAACAACTTCAGGTGGTACGCAACCTAAAATTAGTTTCTTCCAGAAACTAAGCGGTACATGGAGAAATATTGGTTCATCTGCATGGTCAAGTGCAGTAAGTGGTTCAAATGGTAATTTCCAATTTGCAAGTCACTTAGCAATACCTACAACAAAAGCAGGTGGTGGTGCCTTAACAGCAGGTGATGTTCATATTAGAACAACATCAGCAAACAACGGTTCAAACCTTGTTGTTAAATTATACAGTTCAACAACTAATCAATTTACAACAGAATCAATTGTTATAGATTCTAAGTCAGATTCAGTATATACAAACACTTATAGTTCACCAAAAGTTGGTGATTTATGGGCAAACACTGAAGGCGAAGATGGCGTAGCAAGTATTACTTTACAAAGACATAATGGTGAATCTACTTTAACAGTAGCAAGTTCATCAGCATTGACTGGTACACAAAATGTTTCCGGACATTCTGGTAAAATAAGTTTCAACCTTACAATTAATGAAGGAACAACTATTCCAGTTACTTTCTCAACAGGTGGCGGAAGTGCAACAGTTGATAATCTAGTAACTGATATTCAGTCAGCATTATCAAGTGCTAATCCGGCCACAACTTTTGCAAATACTGTAACAGCATCTAACGATGGTGGTAAAATTACTTTTACAACAAGTACAGGTAAAGATATTAAATTTGCGGCAGGTAATGTTTCTGGGTATGATTCATCAGACCTTAACATAGCAGGTGGTACATATAGTAACTTTAAAGACCTAAGTTTTACAGCAAGTAGTACAACACTTACAGGTGTTGCTACAGAGGGTGACCTTTGGTATGATAATAATGTTTCTAATACAAACATTGATATTTTATATCAAAATGCTGGTTCATGGGCAACATATACTGGTGATGTACAATTTGCGGCTTCAGAACCAAGTAAGCAATCAGATGGTACGACTTCTTTATCAACTAATGATCTTTGGATTGATAGTAGTGATTTAGAAAACTTCCCTAAAATTTATAAACGTAGTGCCGCAAGTGCTTGGGTATTAGTAGATAATACAGACCAAGTTTCTAGCGATGGTATATTGTTTGGGGACTTTAGATCAAGCAGTGATGCAAGTTTTATAAGTACAGCAAATGGACTTCCAAATGCGGCATTATACCCAAGTGGTATGTTAGCATGGAACAAAATGGCTTCTGTTGGTAATATTAAAAAGTATGACGCAACAAATAGTTTATGGAAAGATCATTCTGGTAATAAATCAGACGGTTCACCTTACATGATGCGTAAAGCTCAAAGACAAGTAATTGTTACAGCACTTCAAAGTGCCATTACAGCAAGTTCAGAAATCAGAAACGAAACAAATAGATTTAATCTAATTGCATGTCCTGGTTATGCAGAACTTATGGATGAGATGATTACTTTAAGTACAGATAGAAAAAATACTGCATTCGTAGTTGGTGATGCACCACTAAGATTAGCGGCAGATTCTACAAGTACAGCGGCTTGGGCAAACAATACAGGTGTTGCAGATGTAAATGGAGAAGACGGACTAGTTAGTTCATCACCATATGCGGCTGTATACTACCCACATGGTTTAGCAACAAACTTAGACGGTACAAACGTTATGGTTCCAGCAAGTTATATGGCTTTAAGAACTATTGCATTTAACGACCAAGTGGCTTTCCCATGGTTTGCACCAGCAGGATTCCAAAGAGGATTAGTAAACAACGTTTCAAGTGTTGGATATTTAGATTCAACTACAAGTGAATTTGAAGCAGTTGCTTTAAGTGAAGGACAAAGAGATAGCCTTTACAGTAATAAAGTTAATCCAATTGGAAACTTCCCTGGAAGAGGTATTGCTATATTTGGACAGAAAACTTTAAACCCAAATGCAAGTGCATTGGATAGAGTTAATGTTGCACGTTTAGTAGTTTATATAAGAGAAAGACTTGATGATATCGTTAAGCCATTCTTGTTTGAACCAAATGACGAAGTAACAAGAGCAAATGCCAAAACTGTAGTAGATAGATTCCTTGGACAATTAGTTGCACAAAGAGGTTTATTTGACTTTATCACAGTTTGTGATACTACAAATAATACAGCGGCTAGAATAGATAACAATCAATTGTATATAGATGTAGCAATACAACCTGTTAAAGCAGTTGAATTTATTTATATTCCAATTAGAATCCAAAATACATTGGGCTCAACAGCATAAGTTTAACAACTTAAACATTTAAAGGGCGGTTTTACTGCCCTTTTTTGTGTCATAATTAAAACTAGAGTTAATTAAATTGACCCAAAGATGATAAATATTCGTATAATTAGTTCATAAAGAACAAATGGAGTAAAAAATGGCAACATCATCAGCAACAACAGAAACAAAAAGTAAGTTTGGTGTACCTACAGGAACTGGTACTTCTGGCATCTTAATGCCTAAATTAAAGTATAGATTCCGTGTAAGTTTTCTAAACAACTTTGGTGGTTCAACTAATACTGTTTCACTGACACAGAATGTTCAAAGTGTGGTAAGACCTAAAATTAATTATGAGGAAGTAATTATTGATAGTTACAACTCTCGTACTTATTTGCAAGGTAAACACAGTTGGGACCCAATTAGTGTAACAATTAGGGATGATATACAGAATAAGGTTGCTAAGTTAGTAGGTGCACAGGTACAAAGACAACTTAACCATTTCCAACAAACAACACCAGCCGCAGGTTCCGACTATAAATTTGATATGCAAATTGAAGTATTAGACGGTGTAAATGCAGGTGCTAGTGAAGTTTGGTTCCTAGAAGGGTGTTTCTTAACACAATCAGATTACAGTGAAGCAGACTATAGTTCTAACGATCAACAGACTGTTACTATGATGATACGTTATGATAACGCAACACACTTCCAAGGCGATAATGATGTTAATGGAAGAGTTGAAGCGGGTAATCCGTTCCCTGATGATAACACACTAGCAGATAATAGCGGCGTTATAGTATAATAACGGAGTACTCTAGTGAAATATACACGTTTTACTGGTAAAAATACAGTAGACAATTTTTATGCTAGAGACTTTAGGAATAACTATAGGTTTAGACCTGAAGTTAATCCTCCTAGACAGCAGTTTCAGGGATATGTAAATTTCATATTCAACAGAAACGTGTTACAGTTATTAGGTAATGAGAATCTAACATTTAAAACAAGTATGAGCAGTTTGGTAAGAACTGCTCAACTTCCTGCGGTCGATTTCAACATAGTTGAAAAAAACAATTTTAATAAGAAAAGAAATGTTACTACAGGCGTAACTTATGCACCTGTAGATATCACAGTATTTGATACAGTGAATAATGAATGGTTAACTGTATTAATGAAATATTTTTCTTACTTACACATGGACCCAAGAAATAAAAACTCTTTTGGGGATAGAGATATTAATTTCTATAATTCAATGTCAGAAGAATTAGCAGGAAGTAATTTTGGAGCAGGTTCTAATTTTAATAGTAATGAAGCAGGTCTTAATTTACAAGTAGATCAAAACTTTTTTGAACGAATAGATTATATTTTATATGCAGGTGGAAAAGGCGTACAATACAGTTTAATGAAACCTATGATAAAAAGTTTTGCACCAAAAACTGTAGACTATTCATCTAGTGATTTTATGGACTTTAGTTTAAATCTAGTTTACGAAAACTTTACTACATTTGATATTGTGAATTTTGATTTAGGAGAAGTAGACTTAGATAGATTTGAAGACATTGGAGACTTTACTATTCCAGGCGAAGAAAATCTTAAACCAATATCACTAGAAGTTGAAACAGACTTTGCATTCTTAGGTAATAAATCTAATAATAATATACCTGGTGTAGGCACAAGGCCTAGATCAGCACAGCCTTTAAAAGGTCCTAGTGATCCTATAGGTGATTGGTTAACAGATAATTTAGGAGATACAGTAGGTGGATTCTTAGGTGATGCTTTATCTACAGCAGTAGGAGTAAAACCTACATACGGAGACTGGAAAGATAAAGTAGAGAACGATTTAATAGATAGTGTTACTAGTGGCATAGCAAATGCTTTCACAAAGCCACCAAAAGATAGTGGAGGTTCTTAATGAGCTCATCATTATACGAAACATTTGGTAGTGAAATAAATTATAAATTTACAGCAGGTAAATTAGAAGCATATTTAGATAATGCTAGTGTTAAATTTCCCCTACCAGAAGCAAGTTCAGAAATATTAGCAGAATTGGCTAAGGTTAAGGAAATTGCTATAGATCCTCAAAAATTAGATGTAATTAAAACTAAACTAGTTGCTATAGGATTCAGTCAATCTAATGCTAATGCAATGGCAAAAGTTTTAATTCAAATAGCAAAAGTTCAGAATGTAGATCCTACAGCATACTTTGATATGAATGCAGACACTCTTAAATTAAGTGTAGATGCATTTGAAGCCATGAATGCTATACGACCAGCAGGTAATAAAGTAGATTTAAAAGAGCCATTAGATAATTCTAGAAGTAAAGTCGCCAAACTTATCAAGGCCTAACATGGGCAAATTCGCCACAGGAAAATACGAAGTAGTCAACAAAGGTAAATTTGTTGGTAACAGAAATCCTACCTATAGAAGTAGTTGGGAATTAGCATTTATGCGAATGTGTGATGCACATCCTAACATTACTAAATGGGCCAGTGAAAATGTAAAAATTCCTTATAGAAATCCAGTATCAGGAAATTATACAAATTATGTTCCTGATTTTATGATACAGTATATTGACAAAAATGAAACTCCACATGTAGAGTTAATAGAAATTAAACCTCGTAATCAAACAACAATGGAAAGTGCTAGATCGCAAGGACAAAAATTACAAACTGTTATAAATGCCGCTAAATGGACAGCCGCACAAGAATGGTGTAAACGTAAAGGCATACGTTTTAAAGTTATAAATGAAGATCAAATATTTTCTAATAAGAAACCTCGCAAGGCGAAAAAAAGAATTTCTAAGCCTAGAATCAAATAAATAGTAGTATGACTAAGAAACTAGAAGAAGAATTTAATCTGCCTCCTATTGAAGAAGTTACTCAACAGGAAACATTGCCTACTGTAGAAGAATCTAAAGAAAGTATAGAAGAAGTGCAAGGTGCTTTAAGTGTAAGTGAAAAGATAAATTTAGCATTTAAAGAAATAAAAGGATTAGAAGATCACGAAGTTGAAATGAATGATATAGCCAAAAAGGCTATAGAAAGTTATGAGCAACTTATGAATCTAGGTATGAATGTCAGCGATATGGCGGCTGGTAAAGTATTTGCAGAAGCAAGTAATATGTTAAAAATAGCCTTAGATGCCAGTGATGCTAAAACAAAAGCAAAACTACAACAAATAGATTTAATGCTTAAAAAAGCAAGAATAGATAAGTTTGATAATAAGGGTACTGAAGCAGAGTCAGTTCAAGCAACTGTTTTTGATAGAAATGAACTATTAAAAATTATTAATACTAAAGAAGACTAGTTAGATCTTTCAGGTCTTACCCACTCGCCGTTTCTAAATACTGCAAGTTCCCCTAAATTACATAATGTATACTCGCCTTCTTGAGGATGTTGTGGTTCTCTAACTTTAATTTTTTCCATACTATTATTTATAACTTTATTTTTTTGATAAGTGATTTTATTAAAAATGATAAATAAGTATATCAACGGAGTTTAAGTATGGAATTAAAAAATTATATAGCAGAATCATTTAATAAAGAATATGCTTATAGAGTCAAACTTGCACACGACTGTGGTGCAGAACAAATGGATATGATAGAAAAATGTTTAGCAAAATACAATTTTGTTAGTGCATCTCCATTTAAAAGGGCTCCGATTCAAGAGAATCCAGTAGAATTTCAAAGAGCAAAAAATGCCAACTTTACTTCAGAAGTATGTAGTACAGATGTTGTACTTAAATACCCAGTCAACGAAAGAATTTTAGAAGTATGGTTAGCAGTAAATTTAGGCATGGATCACGAAAGAGTTCTATGTTATGGTGTAGATGAGCCTAGACGTGTTGAAGCAGATATTCAAGCAGAAAGACTTGCTAATGATGAAGATAGGCAAGTTAGTGAAGAAGATGCTTTATTAAACGATGAAAATATGGAACACTATGAAGCTCACCAAGATGGAATAGATGCTAAAGATTTTGGATTTGGTGAAGAATTCAACGAAGCATTTTTAAAAGAATTAGAAAAAATTAAAGCAGAAAAAGGTGCAGACTATTTCCGCAACTATCCTAGTAAGGACGAGTTAATGGGTGATAATTTAAGACCTATGTATGATACACTTACAGGACAACCTAATATGGGTAGAGGTGCAGAACAAGCCAAACAAGTTGATAATATTGCACAACACGGTTCTAGAAGTAGATAATGAAAATAAATCACATAGTAAATGAAAACGCGGCCTATTCTCCTGAAGAGGAGGCAAAGGCACGTGACTATTATGTTATTTTAAAGCAAGAAGATAAATTACGAGCAATAGCATTTGAAAAAATGTTTAGAAAGTATGGTGTTGCTGATATGGCAAGAAGGGCAACAGAAGAAGAATACGAAAGAATGTTAATGTCTATAGATGAAGATGGCGACTCTATTAAAGAAGCAGAATATTCAGTTACAGTAAATGGTCAGACGCAACGTTATAAAGATATTAGAGGTGCAGATGTTAGAATTTGGAAACACATCCAAGGCCTAGAGCAAAAAACTAATAAAGAAATTCTTAGTAAGTCTCCACAGGGAAAAGTAGATCCTAGTAAAATTATACTTAAAAGAAACGGTGTTGAAGTACCCCACAAATATACTGGTAAAGAAAAACAACCAATTACAGGACCTTTAATTAAAGAAGCAATGAGCGATGCATACGGTATTGTTAGTGCAGAACCTGAAGTAGAAGGTTCAGTAGAATTTAAACAACACAAGAATACTGATAAAGGTTCAGTAAGTATTGAAGCGGCAGGCGATACAATGCAGGATTTAGCAGATGTGCTTAAACTTGCAGGACTTACTTTACCAAAAGATATGCATAATGATCAAGAAGCATCAGCACATGATGATGAGCCAGAACAAGAAGATGTTTTATTATCACCTGATCACAAAGACGATGAAGAAAAATCTCCTTGTGATAGCCCAGATACAGACCCTTCATACGAAACAGATAAAGAAATCTTAATTAATTATATAAAAGATAAACTTAAAAAAAGCATTTCTTAACATCATTACCACATAAATACTATTATGGCAAGAGGAACAGCAGATACCAGTCTGGTTAAACAAGGCTATAGTAAAACCGCATATACACCAGATTCCCTACAAGATTTTAAGAATTGTGCAGATCCTGTGAACGGACCTCTGTATTTTATGGCAAATCATGTCAAAATTCAACATCCTACAAAAGGTGGTATAGACTTTGACCCTTTTGCATATCAGTTAGATCTAATAGAAAACTACAATAATTTTAGATATAGTATAAACATGCTGGGCAGACAGATGGGTAAAACTACTGTGGCGGCAGGATATTTGTTGTGGTATGCTATGTTTAAGCCTGACAGCACAATATTAGTTGCGGCTCATAAGGCGGCTGGTGCCTTTGAGATTATGCAACGTATTAGATATGCGTATGAAAGTGTACCAGATCATATAAGAGCAGGTGTGACAGAATACAATAAAGGCTCTATGGCATTTGATAATGGAAGTAGAATAGTTAGTGCAACAACTACAGAAAATACTGGTAGGGGTATGTCGTTAACGTTAGTTTACTTAGACGAGTTTGCATTTGTACCGCCCAGAATAGCAAGTGAGTTTTGGACAGCATTGTCTCCTACACTAGCAACAGGTGGTAAGTGTATAATTACATCAACGCCAAATAGTGATGAGGACACATTTGCTAGTATATGGAATTCTGCAAATAAAATGTTTGATGAACATGGTAATGAGCAAGAAGTAGGTGTAAATGGATTTAAACCTTTACTAGCAAAATGGGACGAACATCCAGATAGAGATGCCAATTGGGCAATAGAAGAAAGAGGTAGAATAGGTACAGAACGTTTTAAACGTGAACACGAATGTGAATTTGTTATATATGATGAAACACTTATTAACCAATTAAAATTATTAGAACTTACAGGAAACGATCCTATTATGAAAATGGGTCATGTACGTTGGTTTAAATACCCAAGTCCAGAAAATATCTATGTTGTTACATTAGATCCAAGTACAGGAACAGGTGGTGACAATGCCGCCATACAAATTGTGGAACTCCCCTCAATGATTCAAGTAGGCGAATGGTGTCATAATAAAACACCTATAGAAGGGCAGATAAAGGTCATGTTAGAAGTAATGCATTTTATAAAGGAACAAGGTGCTCATACTATATATTGGACAGTTGAAAACAATGCAATTGGCGAGGCCGCACTTGTGGTGATCAGAGACACCGGAGAAGATGCTTTTCCTGGTGATTTCCTACACGAACCTAAAAGAATACAAGGTAAAACAGGCAGACGTGGCTTCCATACAACACATAAAGTCAAAGTAGAATCATGTATAAACATGAAAAGACTAATTGAAAATGACAAACTTATTATTAATAGTAAGGCATGTTTATCAGAATTCAAAAATTTTGTTGCTAAGGGTAATAGTTTCGCGGCTAGACCAGGCGATTCAGACGACTTGGTAATGAGTATGATGATTGCTGTTAGAGTAATAGACTATGTAAGTACATTTGAAGATGAAGTATATGACGCAGTTAATAATAGTTTAGGTGTAGACTCTCTTTATTCAACTGGTGGCGACGATGATGACTACGATGATCCGATGCCAATTGGCATAATCTGATAAATACTTGTATGGCAACAAATTTTAAAGATATTTCTGAAAAAGTATTTAACTTATTAAAAGGACATGGTTTTGACCTTAAAACTTTTGATAAGGACGGTAAAATAGTTATTGACCCACAAGAAGGTACACGATTCGTATCAGATGAACCTAACATTTTAGTTAGAATAGATGACATGGAAAAAGAGATATCATTGCAAACAAGTGAAGATTTTGCAGATCATAATTTAAGAAACCTATTAAAAGAATTAGCACAAGATAGTTTATTATCTTTTGACTTTAGAGTATTTGACAAGCAGTTAAAACCTAAAGGAGAAGAAATAGACGTTGCTCGTAGACAAGAGATTGATATGAACGAAGAACTAAATTTATTAAGACGCCTATCAGGCTTAGAAGAAAACACTAAAGACGACTGCACAGCATGTGATAAAGATATGTCAGATTGCAAATGTGAACTTTGCTCAGACTGTGATGCAAAAGGTTGTGAAAATTGTGATGATGGCAAAATTGTAACAGAAACAGAAGCACTTAAAGAAAATCCTTATCTAGTAGGTGCAAGATTGCTAGGAAAAGTTTTACAACAAGGTGCAAAAAGGCCTATAACTACAACTATAGCAGTTGATGCCTTAGATGATGGCGAATTAGATACAACAGCCGGTGCAATTAAATGGTTAGGCAGTAAAGTTGGAAATGCTTTTACACCAGACTCCCTTAAACAAGCAGGTCCTATTATAGCAAAATATGGTATACCAGTGGCAGGTGTACTGGCCGCAATATACGGTGGTAAAAAATTAGCAGATTTTGTTGCAGGAAAAAGAGATCAAGGTTTGTCAGTATCACAAAATAATCAAACTGTAAATGCTAGTGTAGATCTAGATGAAAAGAAAATAATTAATATTAAAACTAGTGTAGGTCAGATGCCTGGATATGATGATCATAAACCGTTATCTCTTGCAGATTATCATGATTGGACTATGCAAAACGATAAAAGTCAACCTAAGGCAAATATTGTTAGTCAGAGATATCCGGGATATTTACAAGACTTTGAAGATTATGCTCTGTCCGAAGCAGGTAATAAACCCACAGTACCTTATAGCAAGTCTACTCAAGCAGATTTAGATAAAAAAATGTCAGATGCAGAATTAGATAAAGAAGCAATGAGAGGAAGACCTTCACTTGATGATGAAGAAGCACCATTCGACAGATACATGAGACATATGGATCCTGTTAGAAAAGCACAAAAAGGAAATAAAATAAAAGGTGAGTCAGTTACAGAAGCAAGTTTAGGTAGAATGACAGGTAGTAGAAAGTCCAGTTATCAACCACTAGCAGATAATGTTAAAATTATTGTTAGGCACAACAAAGAAGTAAACGAAGAAGTTCGTGGTGCTAGAAGCAGAAACATTCACAGTATATTAATACAACGTGGAGAAGAGAAATTTAAAATGGCAGAAAATAATCTGTCAGCCGCAAGAGCAATGGCAAGACATTTGCACAATGGCGGAGAAACTTTTGACGAAATAGGTGAATCAATTACTGAAATGTCAAGAGAGTTTAAAAAATTAAAAGAATTTATACAATATGTTAGAAAAGCAAAATTAGTAAATGAAGCAAACGAAGAGTTTGTTACTATGGCAATGGAAAACATAAACGATATTAAAACAAATCTAAAAAGATTAAGTGGTGTCAAAACTTATGCTAATGCTGTTGAATCAGTATTAGGTTATAATAATGTTGAAATATTACAAGACAATTTAGATTTAGAAAGTAAATTTACAGAAACACATTTTGATGATAAAGTTGCAAACGTTATGGATAGCCTAAAAGCAATGTCGAGTAGAAAGAAAAGTTTTGAAAATAAAATTGTTAAAGCAATAGAATCTGAAACTTTTGCAAACATTAAAGATTTATTAAGTGAAAATGATATTGTTGACTTTGAAACACCGCATGGTAAACTTGGTCATCAAGTTAGCCAATTAGGTTACTCAGCACAAGACAATACATTATCTAATTATTTACATAGCATTAGTAGTAAAATTAGTGCTGGTGGACAACTTAACCAATTTGAATATGGTACTATAAAGAGTTGTTTACTAGGTGCAGGTCAGCACAATGTACAAAGTGCTCCTATGAACGTTGAAGAATCATATGAAGCATTTATGGACCGCTTTGACGTATAAAATACGTTTATAAAGATAAATAAATTTGTTGGTAAAATAATTTACCAATAGTTGTAAAAAGGTGTTGACTTTTTTACATCTTGGCATTATAATAAAAAACAGTAATACCCTAAACACAGAAGGTATTACGAACATGGCAAATATAGGAGAAATATCATGGCCTCATTAGCAGAAATAAGAGCAAAGTTACAATCAATGGAAAACAATTCCAAAGGTAATTCCCAAGCTCAAAGCGATAACGCAATATACCCATTTTGGAACATAGACGAAGGAAGTAGTACAGTACTACGATTCCTACCTGACAGTGATCCAAATAACACGTTCTTTTGGGTAGAACGACAAATGATCAGACTTACATTCCCAGGAATAGTAGGTGGAGATCAAAAGCCAACAACTGTACAAGTTCCTTGTATGGAAATGTTTGGTGAAACTTGTCCAGTATTAACTGAGGTACGCCCTTGGTTTAAAGATCCTAGTCTCGAAGACATGGGTAGAAAGTACTGGAAAAAAAGAAGTTACATCTTCCAAGGGTTTGTAAATGAAAATCCTTTAGATGAAACTGCACCAGAGAATCCAATTAGAAGATTTGTAATTGGTCCTCAAATATTTAACATAATCAAATCAGCACTTATGGACCCAGAGATGGAAAACCTTCCAACAGACTATGTTGCAGGTACTGACTTTAGATTATCTAAAACAACCAAAGGTCAATACGCAGACTATTCTACAAGTAAATGGGCACGAAAAGAAAGTGGTCTTACTGAAGAGAATTTAGCGGCAATTGATACACATGGTTTGTATAACTTAAACGACTTCCTTCCTGCTAAACCAACAGCAGAAGGTGTACAAGCGATAGCAGAGATGTTCCAAGCATCAGTAGATGGAGAACTGTATGACCCAGAAAAATGGGGCAACTTTTTCAAACCCTATGGACTTGATACTGGAACAAAAACACAGGCAACTGTGGCTCCAGCTCAAACTGTACAAACAACTACAACAGAGAGTGTGGCACCTGTAAGTGCTCCAGAACCTGTAGTAGCGGAAACAACTGCACCAGCGGTAGAGACTGCACCAGCACCAGCGGCTGAAACAGTAGCAACTGCTCCTGCAGGAGATACTGGTAAGAAATCAGCAGATGATATTCTTAACATGATCAGAAACAGACAGTCGTAAGGAGAGATTATGCAAAAGCCATTTGACTTAACAAAGTTCAGAACCGGTTTAACCAAAAGCATAACTGGTATTAGTGCTGGATTCCATGACCCAAAGGATTGGATTAGTACTGGTAACAAAACATTAGACTACCTAATAAGTGGGGACTTCAATGGAGGTATCCCACTAGGTAAAGTTAGTGTATTTGCAGGTGAATCAGGTTCTGGTAAATCGTTTATATGTTCTGGAAACATTGTTAAAAATGCACAAGATCAAGGATGTCAAGTAGTATTATTTGACTCTGAGAATGCATTGGATGAACAATGGTTACAGGCATTGGATGTTGATACGTCACCAGAAAAACTATTAAAAATTAGTGTTTCAATGATTGACGATGTTGCTAAAGCAATAAGTGAATTTATGAAAGACTACAAAAACAATTATGGCGATATGGCATATGAAGATATGCCTAAATTACTATTTGTTATAGATAGTTTAGGAATGTTATTAACTCCTACTGACGTAACTCAATTTGAGAAAGGTGATATGAAAGGTGATATGGGTAGAAAACCAAAGGCATTGGCGTCTTTAGTTAGAAACACAGTTAACCAAATAGCACCCTTCCCAATTGGAATTGTAGCAACTAATCATACTTATGCATCACAAGACATGTTTGATCCTGATGATAAAATATCAGGCGGACAAGGCTTTATATATGCATCAAGTATTGTTGTAGCAATAAAGAAACTAAAATTAAAAGAAGATGCGGATGGAAATAAAGTATCTACAGTACAAGGTATAAGAGCCGCCTGTAAAGTTATGAAGTCAAGATACAGTAAACCTTTTGAAGGTGTGCAGATCAAGATTCCATATGAAACAGGAATGGACCCTTATAGTGGTATGTTAGAAATGTTAGAAGCAAAAGGCATTGTGGTTAAAGTCGGCAACAAACTTTCTTATGTATCGCCAGTTACTGGTGAAGAAATCAAAGAGTTCAGAAAAGGCTGGACTGATGATAAACTTCAAGTAATTTTAGATGAATGGGGTCAAAATCCTATAGCACAGGATGATGTAATAGAAGATATTGATCCAGAAGAACTAGAACCTAATATGGAGGATTATACAGATGAATCCTGATATAGAGTTACTTTATAATATATGGGATAGTGTTAAACCATATGTAGCAGTAAAGGAACGACTTCATGTTGCTGAAGAGATTGTAAGAGTTTTTGATGATCAATTGGATATATCAGAAGTAGAAGACAATCTTAATCAATTTGATTCAGTAATGAAGGCGGCACTAATTAGTCATTATGAATTCGGATTAGACGATGATGATGACGAAGAGGATTGGGAATAATATATGGCTACCCATTATAATAATATTGTTCAAGACTTAGGTAATATAGTTCCGGCAATCGAGTATTACGAAAAAGAATTGAACGAAGCAAGATGGGAAGTAAAGATCAAAGGGAGTTTGGAGAAAGCCTCCTCCTCCCTACCCGGTCTGACAGAGTTTCGCTTCAATCAACTACAAGAGATTGAAGCAATTCTCGAACATCTAAATATAGAACTTCGCAAAGAACGTTCTAAAACATTCAGAAAATATTTGGAAAATTATAATAGAACTTTGAGCAGTAGAGATGCAGATAAGTTTGTAGATGGTGAACAATCAGTTATAGATCTAACTCACCTTGTGAACCAATTTAGCCTTTTGAGAAATAAATACTTAGGCATAATGAAAGGATTGGATACAAAGCAATGGCAGATAGGACACATAACGAGATTGAGAACGGCAGGAATGGAAGACATAGTGATAGAATAGTCCATCACTTTAATTTACAAGACTGCGAAGAAAGAGCAAGAACTAATTTTGAAGATTTTTCAGTAACACTTACAAAAGATCTTGTAAACAAATTAGAAGCAGACCCAAGTTATTCAAAACAAATAGATATAATTTTTAGGTATACTAGTGAAGGTACCTTATGGTTAGTCAATGGTGAATGGTGGGCAGGCACAATACACAAATTTGCAAAAAAATATAATATACCATTAGAAAATATTACATTTCTATCAGCAAGTGCTACAGTAGAAAGTTCATATAATAAATGGCATTCTTTACATGCTCCAAATGACGGTAAAATAAATTGTGATTATGAACACTTTGGTTTTGAACTATATGGTAAGAATAAAAGATATTACGATTATTTAAAATTTACTACAGAAGCACCCACAGATATTAGAAAACATAAATTTAATTGTTTTAATAGAAATATGTTAGCACACAGACAGAGATTTATGCTGTCTATGTGGGAAAAGGGATTAATAGAGACAGATAAATTAACTAGTTTTCATTACTATAAAGATGTAGATTTTATGCCACAGTTTTCTGTGCCAGAAGAATTACAAAAACTTTTACCTATACAATGCGATATTAAAGGTGATTGGCAGACAGCATTTGATACATTATTTGAAATTGTAGAATGGACAGGAGATGATGGTGGAGACTGGAATAAAGTAGGTGATTACAGATATGTATATGAAAATTCTTATTTTACTGTAACTACTGAAAGTTCAGAATGTTATACACTTGCAGATCAATTTGATGATGAAGAATTAAATAATTATCTCAAACCTTTTCATACAGAAATGTTTATTACTGAAAAAACAACACGACCTATGTTAAATTTACATCCACAGGTAATCTATTGTTGTACAGGTACTTTAGACCATTTAAGAAGTATGGGATATAAAACATTTAGTAATTATTGGAACGAAGATTATGATAATGAAATAGACCCCATAAAGAAAGTAAATATGGTGACTGATGTTGTTAAAGAACTTAATGACAAACCCATAGAAGAACTACATGAAATGTATTGGGATATGATGCCAATACTAAAACATAACCAATCCCTCCTAATAAATCAATAAAAAAAGGTTGACAATACTCCAAAAAATGCTATACTATATATAGTTAGTTAGGAAATAGGAGTAATATATGTTATCATTTATAGGCGGATTAGGCATTATAGGTTCAATTATTTGGACTATTAATATGTTGCTTGATAATGCATCTGGTGGCTTAGAAGAAGTCATTGGTACTATAATTGGTATTTGGATATTCTTTTCTGTTTTATCTAACATTATAGGTTGACAAATATAGAAAATTTGTTATACTTATATAGTAAGTTTAATTAATCCGTGGGAGGAAATATGCAAAACTTTGTAAAAATTAAAAAAGGTACTTACCGTAATGCACCTATTAAAGATGCGGTATTCCCAGTAGTAAAACAATTAACCTTTGGAAAGAAAGGTGCTTTTGTTACTGTTGATGGTAGTTCTTTAATGGGACCAAATGCTAAAAGAGTTAGAATTTTAGTTGACTCACCACTTAGTGTTGAACCTGCTAGTAAAGAAGATTATCAATCTACAATGCCAGTCAAGAAGACTAAAAAGAAAAAAGAAACGCAACAACAGGCAATGGATAGAATTGCTGGAAGGTTTGCTGTTTTAGATCAAATGACTGATGCAGTTGCAAATGGTACAGTAAGAGGACTTATAGTAAGTGGCCCTCCAGGAGTTGGTAAAAGTTTTGGTGTAGAGACTATACTTGATGAATACGACTCAATGACAAAACTGTCAGGACAACCTCCAAGAACAGAAGTTGTAAAAGGTTCAATGACACCAATTGGACTCTACCAGACTCTATACAATAATTCAAACAAAGGTGACATACTTGTATTTGATGACTGTGATAGCATTTTGTTTGATGAGGTATGTTTGAACATGTTGAAGGCTGTTTTGGACTCTGGTAAAAAGAGAACAATTAGTTGGAAAGCAGAATCACAGGCTTTAAGAAGAGAAGGCATTCCTGATAGGTTTGAATTCTCAGGTGGTGTAATTTTTATTACTAATGTAAACTTTGAAAATGTTAGAAGTAAGAAAATACAAGATCACTTAGAAGCATTAATGAGTAGATGTCATTACATTGATCTTGGAATGGATACTACTAGTGATAAGTTTATTAGAATTAATCAAATTATTAGAGACGGTATGTTGAAATCATATGGCTTTAGTAAAGAGTTTGAAAAGGAAATAGTAGACTTTATGGTTTTGAAAAGTGCTAGACTTAGGGAACTTAGTTTAAGAATGGTACTTAAAATTGCTGACTTGGCCAAGATGGATTTCGATAATTGGAAACAATTGGCAGAGTCAACTTGCATGAGGAGACTGATCGATAAGTAGGTCTCCCATGTTCCCCCTAGTGTTCAAAACCCTCCCACTTTGAACACTTTTAGAAACCCTCAATTAGTTGGGGGTTTCTTCTTTTTTATGCTTGACAAAACATATTGTTCGTGTATAATTAATACTAAAACTATTATGACTAAATGGTCACGGAGAATTTAAAAATGGAAAGATTCCTTTATGAGAATATAATTAAAATTGCAATCGTTATTACTTTACCACTTTGGACAGCCTATGCACTTGCTGAAGATGTAGAAGAAGTAATTGTTATTGCACAAGAAGTTAAGGCAACAGAAACAGATTCACTTACTGATACAAAATTAATTACCAGTATTATGCCTGATGTTACTTACATAGCAGGAGGCTATGGAGGCAATGTTTTATTCAGAGAGCGAGGTACACAATCTGTACATACAGCAGTTTACAGAAATGGTATACCGCAAAATACACCTGGTTCAGGTTGGTATGACTTTGCACATGATATTGTATCAGGGGAAGATGTTAAAGTAATTAGCGGAGCCAATAGTGTAATGTATGGCTCAGGAAGTATTGGTGGTACAGTTTTAATAAAAGACTTAATTAAGAAAGGTGTAACAGGCAGACTTGGTAATCAGTCACATAGATATATTTCAGTAGCACCTACAAACTGGATGCAAATTACAGATTTTTCTGTAAAACAAAATGCTAGAAATGATAACGAAGAAGAAGACACTTATGAAAATACCAGTGCAAAAATTATTGCAGATGCAGGTGACTTTACATTGTATGTTACTTCAACTGATTATGCTTATGATTATGATAATTGCTTCACAGCAGAGTTTACACAAAGTAATGATTGCTTACAGGACGGTGAAAGATTTACAGTAAGTATTAGAAATGAATACTTTACTATAGGTAGATCAGAAGATAAAGCAGAATATTTTACTGAGGGTGTTAGTACATATCAAAATGAAAGTAGCAGAGACTTTTTTAGAGTAGGCGATACAGTAAAGTTATCTAACTTATTGGATGTTACTTATGGTGTTGATGGTAGCAAAGATCAATACATGGAACAAGAACAAGACAACTACGGTGCCTTTTTAAGTGTAAATGCCAAGTTCGCCTTAGAATATAACTTTGGTATTAGATACGGAAACAATGATCAAAATGCTGTAAGATTAGGTATTGCAAAAGATCAGTTCTTTTTTAATGTAGGAACTAGTTATAGGAGACCTAACTTATATGAACTTTATGGTGATGCCTTTGTAGATCCTAATGAAGAATTACTTCCAGAGGAAGGAGTTGGATATGAAATAGGATTTGGTGCCATCAGTATTTTTAAATACGAATTTGAAGAAGCAATAGAATATACTGCACCATATTCAGAAACAGTATTGGTTGCACCTGCTACATTTGATGCAGAAGGAAATCTTTTAACTGAACAAATAAATGAAGAAATTTATTATAATGCAAAATATAATAATTCAGGTGCTTATGATACTCAGGGTATTAGATTTGCTAATACATGGGGACCTTTTAGTATAAATCTAAAAGTAAATGACACAGATCAAACTAGAATACCAGAGTATGTTGGTGTTATTACATGGGATCAGATGTTTAAAGATATAAATTATAAAGTACAATATTCAGGGCAGTTTGATAGAGCACCTGGACCTTATGATGTTCTTTCAGAAGAGCAAGAATTTTTAGAAGATCTCACAAAACTTAGTGTGTATATTACAAAAAGATTTACTAATGGAATGAATTTAAACTTTGCAATAGACAACATTACTGATGAGGAAGTTGAAGTGTTACCATACTACAATAACCAAGGCAGACAAATTAACTTGACAATACAATACAATTGGTAGTATAATAACTTATGGCAAAATGTGTTTTAGAAATTAGAGACGAAGTAAATGTTCGTTTCACAGGACTTGATGTAAAAGCAAGACGTAAAATTTCTGATGCTTGTAAATATTTCCTTCCTTACGCATATCATATGCCTGCTTACAAATTAGGTAGATGGGACGGTTGTGTTAGGTACTGTGATATAGGTGGCAGAACATATTTTCATTTATTAGATAAACTTGTTCCTATTATTACTGAAGAAGGTTATGATATTGAAATAAAAGATATGCGTAAAGCATGGGAATTTAAGTTTGATCAAGTAACGCAATCAAGTTATGAGCATGTTGCTTGGCCTAAGAAACATCCTGCAGAAGGACAACCTGTAATATTAAGGGATTATCAAGTAGATATTGTTAATAGATTTTTAGAAAATACACAATGTTTACAAGAGATTGCCACAGGTGCAGGTAAAACAATTATAACTGCTGTATTAAGTCACAAGTGTGAGCCCTATGGTAGAACAATAGTTATAGTTCCTAATAAAGATTTGGTTGTACAAACAGAAAAAGACTATAAGAATTTAGGATTAGATGTGGGTGTTTTATATGGTGATAGAAAAGAATATGATAAAACGCATACAATTTGTACTTGGCAAAGTTTAAGTATATTAGAAAAGAAAAGTAAAAACTATGAAGCAGACTTTCCTATAGATGAATTCTTGGAAGACGTTGCGTGTATTATGGTAGACGAAGTACATAAGGCTAAAGCAGACGTTTTAAGAAATTTACTTAGTGGAGTATTTGCTCATGTTCCAATTAGATGGGGATTAACAGGAACCATTCCTAAAGATGAATATGAAGCAGTAGGTTGTACTTGTAGTTTAGGTCCTGTAATTGGAAAAATGAGTAGTAAAGAATTACAAGATATGGGTGTATTAGCAGATTTAGATATCAGTATTTTACAATTACAAGATGGTATGATTGAATTTGGGGGATATGCACAAGAACTTAAATGGCTCGTAACAGACCCTAAAAGAATTGAACAGTTATCTAAAATAATTAATGGATTTGCAGAAAATGGAAATACATTAGTTCTTATAGATAGAATTAAAACAGGAGAAATGTTAGCAGAAGATAATCCAGATTGGGTATTTGTATCAGGTTCTATGAAGCAAAAAGATAGACAAGATAATTATGATGACGTTTCAGAAATGGACAATAAAGTTATTGTTGCTACATATGGCGTAGCGGCGGTAGGAATAAACATTCCTAGGATCTTTAATTTAATATTAATAGAGCCAGGAAAAAGTTTTGTGAGAGTAATACAAAGTATTGGAAGAGGTATTAGAAAGGCACAGGACAAAGATTACGTTAATGTTGTAGACATTACTAGTAATTTAAAATATAGTAAAAGGCATTTAACAAAAAGAAAGGCCTTTTATCGAGAGCAGAATTTTAGACATTCAGTAACTAAGGTGGAATATAAATGAAAATACTTACAGTAGAAAATAATACATACGATATAGATTGCGTACCTGATGAAATAGATGATATCAGGTATTGTGTTTTAGATGGAGCAGACCCAGAGTGGGTAGACTTCTATTTCTTACCTTTAATTTTTTTAGAGAGTTTTCATGCTCCTGCTATTTGTTTGCAGATTGGAGAGTTTAATATCCAAATGCCAATGGATTGGAGTGTGTTGTTATGTGATGAAGATTTTGATAGTGTAGAAACACTTCCATTAGCAAGTCTTAATAATAGAGAATTTAGAGCATTAGTTATGAATCCTCTTACAAGTAGACTGCCTAACAGTGAACCTATACAAATTACAAATGTTTATCAAGATGTAAAATGGTTTTTTCCTAAACTTAAAAATGGACACTTATTATCAGTTCCATTAGAGTCAGGAGACAATCCACAATGTGCTTTGTTTGTTAAAGATGCAAATAAGGTAAAAGATATTGAAGTTGCTGATTTAATTAGTTAGGAGGATAACATGGCAAAACATAGATATAGAATAGAAGGTGGCAGATATGGAGGCGAACTTGTCTTAGGAGAAGTTAATCCTGCATTTGCTAGTTATTATGCAGATAAACAAGATGAACTTGTAGATGCAGTATTAGAATCAGAAGATTGGGAACCAGAAGAAGAGGTAGATTCTGATGCATTATTAGACCCAGAAGGTATTCCACACCCTGCAATGCCAGGTGAAGATTTTTATATGTGGGAAAATGATGAATTTGAACACATTAATAGTGCCTATGCAGATGGAGGTTTTACAGTATACGAAGTTCCAGCGGATGGTTCTGATGATTGGGACTATGATAAAGAAGTATATGAAGGAGAAGCCATTCATGTATATGGCAGAGAAGGTGGGTATTTTAGCACAGAAGATGAGCCAGAAGTCTTAAACGAAGAAGATGCAGACGGTAACAAGTATGTGCCTGTATTAGCATTTCATAGTTCAGAGAAAGGCGGCTTTGGTGCTTGGTTTGTGGAAACAGATGAACCTTTTGATGAATTTAAATTAGGATATGGTGTTGTAGAAACAAATTTAGCCGAATTTGTTGATGCTGTATATTATGATAAGGTAGAATTAGATTGTGATTACGATTATAATGATACAACCGGTAAAAGTTATGATGCACAAGTAGGTTGGTTAAATACTAAGTGGCATGACAGTATGGAAAACATACAAGAGAACTTAGATGAATATCTTGCAGAGTTTGAAGAAAATGCAGAATGGGAACGTGAAAATAGGGAATAAATGAGACGAGTATTAATATGCGGCCTGCCAGGTTCAGGCAAAACGACATTGGCAAAAAGACTATGTGAAATTATAGATAATGCTGATTGGTATAATGCTGATGATATCAGAGAAAAATTTAATGATTGGGACTTCTCACCTGAAGGTAGAGAGCGTCAAATGAAACGTATGCAGGACTATGTAAGAAAAAGTTGTGCAAAGGGTAGATATGGAATTGCAGATTTTGTTTGCCCAACACATGAATTACAAGAAGCATTTATGCCTGAGTATGTAATCTTTATGGATACTATTAAAGAAGGTAGATTCGAGGATACTAACAAGATATTTGAAAGTCCTATCGATCAAGCATCTTATGAAGTTGATGCACATATTACTGAAGACGAATGGTGGACAGAGGAATCTATAGATCAGTGGGCTAGATTAATTGCTGTTGATTTAAAGGATTGGGAGTTTCAACCTAAACAGCCTGTTACACAAATGCTTGGAAGATTTCAACCTTGGCATGAAGGACATCAAAAATTATTTGAAAGAGCATTGGCAAAACATGGCCAAGTTGCGGTGATGGTTAGAGATATGCCTATTACACAAGACAACCCATGGCAAGTAGATGATATTTGTAAAAATATAGAAATAGAACTGGCTGAATTTGCTGGTAAGTTTAGAGTTTATAGTGTTCCTAACATTATGAATATTACTTATGGTAGAGGAGTAGGCTATAAAATTGAAGAAGAAGTTTTAGATGAGGAAACACAAAAAATTAGTGCAACCAAAATCAGAGAACAAATGAGAAAGGATGGAGAACTATAACCATCCTGCTTATTCGAGGTACCCACATTTGAAGAACCCTACCGAGGCAGAACATACACCTTGGAAAAAATGGTTTGCTTGGAAGCCTGTAACATTACTATCTGGAAAGATAGTGTGGTTACAAAATGTGTATAAAAGAGAAAGGACGGTGCAATGGGTACCTCCTGCTTTCCCTGAAGGAGCATTCGATGGTATTGAATATTCTACTTGGGAAGACATAATGGAAAACAAATTTAAATAAGGAAAACAAAATATGTATCAATTTACAAGTGAAAGTGTCAGCGAAGGACATCCAGATAAAGTTGCTGATTTAATATCAGATCACATAGCACAATGGTTAATTAATCATAATTCTAATAATAGAGCCGCAGTAGAAACATTAGTTACTACAAATACTGTAATAATAGCAGGAGAATATAAAACTGATAGAGAAGAAGATGTAGAGGAATCAGTTAGAGGTATTGTAATTGATACTGTCAAGCAACTAGGTTATGAACAAGAAGGATTTCATTGGGACAAATTAAATATAGAATATTACTTACATGGGCAAAGTTCAGATATAGCATTAGGTACTGATAACTTTGGTGCAGGTGATCAAGGTATTATGTTTGGATATGCAAATAGGGAAACAGAAAATTACATGCCTTTTGCAATATCGTATTCGCATAAGATATTACAAGAACTATCTAATAGGAGAAAATCTAATTCAAAATATAAAGGTATAATTTTACCTGACAGTAAGTGTCAGTTGACAGTAAATTATGGAGCACCAAATACACCTTTAGATATTAACAATGTCGTAGTCAGTACTCAACATCATGCAGAAGCGACACAACAGCAGGTCGAAGATTTAGTAAGGGAAGTTGTAAAAGATGTTGTTCCTAAAGAGTTTTTAACAGAAAAAACAAATTACCAAATTAATCCTACAGGCAGATTTGTTATTGGTGGACCTGACGGAGATACAGGTTTAACAGGAAGAAAAATTGTTGTAGATACTTATGGTGGATATGCTCCGCATGGCGGTGGTGCTTTTTCAGGTAAGGATTTTACAAAAGTAGATAGAAGTGCGGCATATATGGCTAGATGGATAGCAAAGAATATTGTTCATAAATATGATTTACAAGAATGTTTAGTACAATTAAGTTATGTGATAGGAATAGAGGAACCGTCATCATTGTTAATATATGCAAATGGTGAACTTAGATTAGATTTAATGAACTTAATTAGAAAGGAAGTTGATTTAACACCTAAAGGAATTATAGAATGGTTAGGATTATTAAATGTAATATTACCTGACACCACAAATTACGGACATTTTGGTAAAGAACCTACTGGCAATAGTTTAATAACCTGGGAAGAATATACATTATGATTTTAAATTTTAAAGACTCAATAAGAACAGTACCAGACTTTCCTATAGAAGGAATACAGTTCAGGGACATTACAAGCATGTTAGAAAGCCCACATGCGTTCAACAAAGCATGTGTTGACCTTACTAAAGTATGTATGCAATTTGATGCTACTAAAATTGTTGCAATAGAAAGTAGAGGATTTATTTTTGGCTCTCCTATAGCAAGAGATATGGAATTACCCTTAATATTAGCAAGGAAACCAGGTAAGTTACCCAACCCCACCTATCAAAGAAGTTATAAACTAGAGTATGGAGAATCAACTTTACATATTCAACGAAATTCTGATATAAACTCTAAAGATAAAATTGTTATAGTAGATGACTTAATTGCTACAGGCGGAACAGCAAAGGCATTAGCAAGTTTGATAGCACAATGTTGGAAAGTACCTAAAGAAAATATTTTAATTTTAGCCGTTATAGACTTGCCCGATTTAGAAGGAAGTGCTATAATAGAGAAAGAAGGATATAATGTTGAGACACTAATTGAATTTGAAGGAAAATAATGTCACCTAAAAAGAATCCAGCCCTACCTTTAAAAGATGTAATGGCGGCAATAGATAAAAAAGATAGAAATTTTTATACTAATCTTAGTGCTGAACAAAAGAAGGCATTTAGTGCCTGGATGATGATGAGATATTGCAGTAGTGTACAAGGTAGAGATGCCGCAAATTATATCTATATGACAAATGAATTACTTAATAGATATCATAAAGTTGAATATAAGGTCCCACAACATCCTGAATTACAATGGTTATTATTTACTGCATGTGGAGTAGGTAAGGTACAATTTCATCCTTTTTTAAAACCGCCTAATGCAAAGAAGAAAAATAATAAAGTATTTGACTTTATATACAGTATATATCCACATATGAAATCAGAGGATATTAATAATTTAATAGAAATAAACAGTAAAGAAGAACTTAAAGAATTAGCAGAAGCACACGGATACGATGACAAATCAATTAGAGAAATCTTTGGAAAATAATTTCACATGTAAATGGTGTGGAAAAAGTTTTAAGAGTGAACGAACTCTTAGTGTTCATATGTGTGTTAAGAAAAGACGTATGGCAGATAAGGATTTAACACATACAAGATTAGGTTATAGAGTTTTTCAAATGTTTTATGAAATGAACACAGCGGCCACTAAATCAAAAACTTATGAAGATTTTGTAAAAAGCCAATATTATGAAGGGTTTGTAAAGTTTGGTAGAAGTTGTGTAACAAACGAATATTTAAATCCAGAACAATTTGCAGAATGGCTTATAAAGGAAGGTAAAAAATTAGCAGATTGGCATAAGGATAGTCTTTATGACGAATTTTTATTAGTATATGTAAAAAAAGAACCTGGAATGAAGGCATTAGAAAGAACAATCATTTATCTTGACAGTTGGGGTAAAGAAAATAATAAACCTTGGCAGGATTATTTTAAAGAGGTTACATCAGCAAGAGCAGTACATGATATAAGAAGTGCTAAAATATCTCCCTGGATGATATATCTTTGTAGATCTGGTGATGACTTATTAGTAAAATTTAGTGACGAACAGGTTAAAATGATAGAACATATTATAGATGCAACATTTTGGATGAAACAGTTTGCAAATAATAAAGAAGAAGTAGCGGAAGTTAAAAATGCATGTGAGGTTGCAGGAATATGAAGGAGAATAGAATGGAAATGTGGGATATGCCCGAATTAATTGAATTGACAGAAAAATGGCACGTTGATAGAAATCTTATTGATGGTGCAACTAGTAAAGATCAAGTATTAAAATTAATACAGGAAGTTGGAGAATTATCTGATAGTGTTTGTAAAGGTACAGACGTAAAAGATGATATTGGAGATTGTTTGGTAATATTAATCAATATTGCTAAAAGAGAAGGCACAACATTAGAAGAATGTTTAAATGTTGCATATAATGATATCAAGGACAGAAAAGGTCGTATGGTAGATGGTATATTTGTTAAGGAAGAGTAATGAATAAAAAACAAGAAATGTTAGTAATAACAATGGAAGAATGTGCTGAACTTAGTCAGGCATGTAGTAAACTAATTCGTTTTGAAGATGATCGCAGTGAACAAGACCTTGTAAACTTGCAAGATGAGATAGGTGATGTGATGTGTATGATTGATATTATGAAACATAGCGGACTTGTCAGTGAAGAACAAATTGAAGAACGCAAGAAAGTTAAAAAAGAAAAACTAATGAAGTGGAGTTTATTGTTCAGTGAAGATTGATTTTGATGTAGATATCGATATGGCTAATAGAGATGACTTTCTCAAGTTAGTTAATCATACACCTGCAAGTATTGAAAAAGATAGTAACTTTACTAAACATAATACTGGTGTCTACTTTCAAAATATTCCTAAGTTTCCTTTAGAAGGTTACAGTACAATAGATCATAAACAAGCAGAAGAAGATGGATGGTTTAAAGTAGACTTTCTTAATAATCATATATACGAAAATATTATAGATGAAACACATCTTGATAAACTAATAGCAACTGAGCCTATGTGGGAATTGTTTACACACAAGGAAGTTGTTGAAAAATTATTTCATATAAGCAATCATTGGGATATTGTTAAACAACATCCTCCTAAAAGTCTTGAACAACTAGCAATGATACTTGCTATGATACGCCCAGGTAAAAGGCATTTGGTGGGAAAGGACTGGAAGGTTATTGAGGAAGATGTTTGGGTAAAACCAAATGATGATACTTACTTTTTCAAGAAGTCACATAGTTATGGATATGCTTTGGCTATAATTGTACAATTAAATTTATTGTGTGAAGATTAGTCTATTTTTCTTACTAGTTGAATACCACGTCTTTTTATTCTCTTTTTAATTAAATTTTGTAAAGATGTCATAGGTCCAAATATAATTTCTATATCTTTCATTACAAAAGTTCTCAAAAGATTTTTATAAGGTTTCATTTCATGAAATAAAAATATATCTATTGGTAATTGTCTATTTGATTCCCACCACCAAGTCTCACCTAATTCTAAGAAATCTTTTTTTAATTCGTTATTAGGAATTTTATCTAAATCGTAGAATGTAAGTATACTGTTATCATGATTGATAACAATACCTATGTATTCATTGTCACCATATTTGATGCCGGTCAAGAACGGATAACGTTCTTCTGTTTGTTTGATAAGTTCTTCTTTCTCCACAAAACTATTTAGTATAAATATTGATAAATAGTACAATATAAAGAGTTTATTATGAGCCAAAACGACCACAAATTATACTTATATGATAATAATATCGATTTAGTAATTGGTACGGATGGACTATACGTGGATAACAGACCTATGAATAATAGAAAATTAATTGCCCATAAAGGGTTAACAAACGAATTGCTGTTCAGTATTAGGAACAGAGATAGAAAATTACAAAATGTTTTTAGTGATACCTTAAGTGCGTATCTTATAAATCCTACAACTAAAAGACGTTTGTTCTATAAACTTTTAGAGCATACTAGTAATGTAGGTCAAGTTAAATTGGTCTTAGATGAGGGCGATTTAAGAAATGTCACAGCAGGATTATATAGAATTTACATAGCAAAACAGGATTCTTCAGGTACAGACAAGCCTGTATATTCAGACCAGAATAACGGATTAGTTTTTGATATACAGATTACAGAACAAATAGATCAATCTCCAACACCAACTCAGAGTGCAAACACATTTTTACAAGTAGCATCTACTACAGATGGTGATCCAGCAAATGTTTTTACAACAAGTGCTTTTTCAGGTAATCAAGACAGAAACTTTCCAAATGCATTACATACAATAGCAATCTACCCAGATGCATATACTGGAAATATTGATGTACAGGCAAGTCTAGTTGAAAGTGTACCCGATACGAATAATTTAAGTACAGATTGGGTAACACTTGAAAGTAATATTCCTGTAACAAGTAGTAGCAAAATAGTATCGAGAAACTATAACGTAAATGCAAACTGGATTAGAATTTTACATACTCCAACATCAGGTAATATAAGCCAAGTACAAGTCAGAAACTAGTTGACTTTTAACATTATATCCTGTATAATAATACTATGGATATAGACTTTTTAGTTGAGAGTGTACACCGCCTCCTTTTAGATAATTTACCAGTTAGAACAGGTAAAACACCTAGTGGCTGGAACACAATGGATTGTCCAATGTGTAGTGATAAAAGAAAACGAGGCGGATTAATAACTACCGGCGCAAAAATATCCTATAACTGTTTTAATTGTGGCTTTACTACTGGTTGGGAACCTAACCCTACCTTAGGCAAAAAGTATAAAGACTTAGCAACCAGATTAGGTGCAACAGACGAAGATGTACATAAAGTCACAATTGAACTTTTAAAATATACAGAAGAATTAGAAACAGAAAATACATCAGACTATGTATATTCTATAGCAAAATTTAATACAATAGATTTACCAGACAATGTTGTTACTGTAGATGATTTAAATGATGATCATACTATTAAACAATATGCAGAACAAAGAGGACTACTTGGTCTATATCCACTGCTATACTTTAATGAAAAGTTGTACAAGCAGAGATTAGTAGTCCCCTTTACCTATAACGGTGAACTAGTTGGCTGGACAGCAAGGCATATTAATCCGCCTGATAAAACAACGCCTAAATATTTACATAATATGCAATCAGGATATGTTTTTAATGTAGATAAGTTCGCAGATACAGAAAGAGAAATTGTTATAGTGACAGAAGGTGTATTTGATGCTATAATGATTGATGGAATAGCAATACAGGGTAATAGTGTTGGTCCTGAGCAGGCACATCTAATAGAAAAATTAGGTAAAAGAATAATTGTATGTCCTGATAGAGATGAAGCAGGTAAAGATTTGATTATGCAGGCCGCTGAACTAGGGTGGGAAGTAAGTTTCCCGCCTTGGCATGTGGATTGTAAAGATGCCGCAGATGCAGTTAATATGTATGGAAGATTAGCAACAGTGAGCAGTATAATAAAACATGCAACTAACAATAAACTTAAAATAGAAGTAAAGGCAAAAATGTTATGAACAAAAAGTTTAATCATTGGAAAAAAGTTTGCAAGTTACATTGGAAGGAAATTGTCACTATGTCTATAGCATTACATTGGATTGTAGACTTGTTAATTTTAGGACCAATAGTTTTCTTTTTAGGGTATATGTTTGGAGTACATGTAGGACATTAATATGAAATTAATAGCAAATGGTTGTAGTTTTACTTTTGGGCATAAGGACTCTGAAAATAGTATGGCTCCAGATTGGGTATGGCCTAGTCGTTTTAACGGCACAAAAGGATTTACTGATGTTACTAATTTAGCAGTTGAAGGAGGCTCTAACGATAGAGTTGTTAGAACTACTATTGAATATTTTGAAAAAAATAAAGGAATAGATTTGAACAATGTAGTATTAGTAGTACAACATCCTACGCCTAATAGGGGAGAATGGTTTAATATAGCAAATAAATTGTGGATAGGATATGTAACAACAATGGAAGATGTATTATATGATATTAGTATTACAGATTATACAAAAAATGATTTAGATAAAATTCAAAATGATACTAAAACAGAACGAAAAGTATTTGAGCAGTATAAGTCGTTTGTAGAATCTGATATAACTGAAGTTATAAAATACTTTAAAAATATTATTTTATTGCAAACATATTGCAAACAAAAAGGAATTAAACTTTTACAAGTAGGATTATCAGCAAGATGCTTACCTAGATTTTACTTTAAAGAATCTAGGCAAAGTGTATCCAATAATATTTTTTGTAAAGAATTATATAAAATGATAGACGAATCTATAATATGTGATAGATTTTTAACAGAAATAGTTAAAGGTAATGAAGAAAGTCCTGACGACGGTCATCCAAACGAAGTAGGACATGACATAATTTTTAGATATATATACAATGAGATAAAGAAAAGATGGCAGATATAAAACAATATAACGAAGAAACACAAGAATTATTTTTAAGATTCTTATTAAGTGACCCTGATCTATTTGCAAGGTGTCAAAATATTGTAAATCCTGTGTATTTTAATATGAAGTACAGGAAAGCAGTTGAATTATTTGTTTCTCATAGTACTGAATTTAATGCGATTCCTACACCAGAGCAAGTTAGTGCCGTATCTGGTGTGACTTTAGAGCCAATACCTAATGTAACTCCTGATCATCATGAATGGTTTATGAATGAATTTGAAACATTTTGTAGGCATAAGGCATTAGAAAAAGCAATTATAGAAAGTACTGACTTGTTAGAAAATCAAGACTATGGTACTGTGGAAAATAAAATTAAAGATGCAAGTCAAGTTGGTTTAGTAAAAGACTTGGGATTAGAATATTTTGAAAATCCTAAAGAAAGACTACAATGGATAAAAGATCAAGCAGGTGCAATTAGTACAGGTTGGAAAGGTATAGATCATAAACTATATGGTGGCATGAACAGAGGAGAGATGACAATCTTTGCTGGTGGTTCTGGTGCAGGTAAAAGTTTATTTTTACAAAACTTTGCAGTGAATTGGTCCCTTGCAGGTATGAATACTGTTTATATTAGTTTAGAGCTCAGTGAGCAACTTATTAGTATGAGATTAGATAGTATGGTATCTGGTTATGGTACAAAAGAAGTTATGCGTAATATGGATGATGTAGATTTGAAGGTGCGTATGAAAGCCAAAGGTGCTGGTAAACTTAGAGTCAAGCAGATGCCTAACGGTGTTAATGCAAATGACATAAGAGTATTTTTGCGTGAATATGAAATATCTTGTGGTGAAAAAGTAGACTGTTTACTAGTAGATTATTTAGATTTGATGATGCCTATTAGTGCAAAAGTAAGTGGTAGCGATTTGTTTATTAAAGACAAATATGTATCTGAGGAGTTGCGTAATTTAGCAGTAGAAAGAGATTTATTATTTGTTACAGCATCGCAGTTAAACAGAGGTGCAGTAGAAGAAATAGAATTTGATCATCATCATATTGCAGGTGGTATTAGTAAAATACAAACAGCAGATAATGTTGTAGGTATATTCACAAGTAATGCTATGCGAGAAAAGGGTAGATATCAAATACAGTTTATGAAAACAAGAAGTAGTAGTGGTGTAGGCACAAAGGTAGATTTAAGATTTGACCCTGATACATTGCGTATTGAAGATTTACAAGAAGGCGATGAAGATGCAGATACAATTACAACAACTAGTTTAGTTGATCAACTAAAAAGAGGTAATTCTATAAAAGCAGAAGAGCCTGAGCAAAAGGACACTATAGGACAAGCCATGAACATGCGTGAGTTCCTCAAAAAGAATGACTTATAATGATAAATAGCATTATACAATATTTTTGGAGACATCATGCCTAAGGCTAGAAGTATATTAGAAGAACTTAATCAAATTTCTGTTGATAGAGATAGAAATCATGTGACATCTAATAGAGGCGAACATGTAATTACTAGTGCAATTAATCTAATTGAACAAATAGAATTACATTATGATGAAAAAACAGCAAAGGATTTGACTAATAGACTTATTAATAGTATAAGAGGCAAAGACGTTAAAAAATTCTCCAGAGGTATAAAGAAAGTTATAAAAGAATCTCAAAGAGAAGACAATGCTGATTAAAGAAGTAATTAATAATACTGCATATCCGTTAATAGAAGCAGACCTTTTAAAGGACAAACAAAAAGTTAACCATAACAATGTAGCATATGAATGGGACGAGACAAATCAAGTTTTTCTTGCGACAATTGATGGTGTAAAAACAGAAATTGAGCAAGGCTCAAGACTAGAATATGAGATACTTAAAACAGCAGGAGTTATAAGGTCTGGCGGCAAATTAGAACCAACATTGCTAACAAGATTTAAAGGTATGTTTAATAAAGGCCCACTTGCAACTAAAAAGAAAGCACCTGGATTTTTAGGTAAACTGGGACAGGATATGGACTCTCAAACTGGTATAGGCAGAAAGTTTGGAGCGGGTATTGGATCGGCGATAGGTCAAGGTATAGATAAAATGATGGGTACTCCCACAGAAAGGTATCCTAAAGGATTTTCAATGCATTTTATATCTAAAAAAGGCGAACCTGTTGATGTTTCACTAGAGCAAGAATATACAGATGTAGATTTTAAAAAAATGGCTAAGAAAAAAGAATTAGTTAAAGTTAGAACAGTCGATAGTAATAGAGTGTTTGGTGTAAGTGTTGAAAAACTACAAAAAGGATTTGCAACTCCTGATTCTCTTCAAAATAAAGACAATAATAAAAATAGTTCTGGCCTACTAAAATAAGGCAATGAAATTTTTAGATATTTCAAGTAGTTTCGTAAAAGAAATTATATTAGAAGCAGAAAATAAAAATACTCACTTAGAGCATCTGGAAGACAATATTTTTAATAGAGGTTATCAGGGTGCCAAAGAAGCAATTAATTATCTATATAGTCTACACGAAATGCTAGAAGGAAATTCTGAAAGTCCAGTTAGTATGACGACTAAGTGGGACGGAGCACCCGCCGTAATTGCTGGTAAAGATCCAGAAACAGGTAAATTTTTTGTGGGTACCAAGGGTGTATTTGCACAAAAACCTAAAATAAATTTCACAGATAAAGACATAGAAGAAAATCATCCTGCAGAAGGCTTACAGGAAAAATTAAAATTAGCATTAAGAACATTAAAAAATTTAAATTGGAATACTGTAGCACAGGGCGATATGTTATTTTCCAAAGAAGATTTACAACAAACTAATATAGACGGAGAACAAGTATTAGTATTTAAGCCAAATACTATTGTTTACGCAGTACCCACAAATAGTAATTTAGCAAAAGAAATTGCTAATGCTGATATAGGTATTGTTTGGCATACAGAGTATGTAGGAGGCCCTACACTAGCCGATACAAGAGCCAAATACGGTTTTGATAGTAGTGTACTAGGACAAAGTTCTAAAGTTTGGCATAGAGACGCCTTAATAAAAGACTTTTCAGGCGTAGTAACTTTAACAAATAATGAAAGCGAAGAAGTTATGGGTGCTATTAAAGAGGCAGATGCATATTTAAAAACAATAGATTCTGCAACATTTAGTTGGTTAGAGAAAGGTAACGATGTCATAGGTAAAGATTTCCTACAACAATTAAAAGCACATGTAAATAATAATATTAGAGCAGGGGCATTTGATGAGCCTACAAAATTTGCACAAGGATTTGTACAAAAATATATTACATTTATGCAGAAGAAAATAGACGGATATAAGACTCAGGCTAAGCAAGACGAAATGAATGATAAGTTAGTACAAGGCGTTAAGTTTATAAAAGAACATGTACCAAGTATTGTAAGTGTATATGATCTATATTTAAAAATTATACATTCAAAAGTTCTTATTGTTAAAAAATTAGAAACAATTAGACAGTTACCTACATTTAAAGAAACTGAAAATGGATATGAGGTAACAGGCGAAGAAGGATTTGTTGCTGTAGACAGAATGGGCAACGCATTAAAATTAGTAGATAGATTAGAGTTTAGTAGATTAAACTTTGGAACAGGAATGCCAGGAAAATGAAAGATATGACTACTAATGAAATGATAGCATACTTAGAAAAGGCTATGAAAGAGAAGCATCATCCAGATTGGCTTGGATGGGTAAGACAAAATAAAGTTTTTAAATTAAAAACCATTCCTATAAACTCTGTAGCACCAGCAGATGGTTGGGAGGGAGATCAAAATAATATAGATAATATGGTTAAAAGTGATTTAAGTAATGCTCCTACTATTGTGGTTCATAAAGATGGCACTATGATTGATGGCAATCATAGACATCAAGCATTAAAGAAACAAGGTGCTCAAACAGTTAAAGCCTATGTAGGCGAAAGTAAAATGGACTTAAAATTAGTTAATCAAGAAATATCAGAAGCAAGGTTATACAGAACGACCAGAAACTTCGGTAATCTCACAGGGCAGGATGTAGCATCTTTATTT